AAGATCGTGGACGGCAAGCTGCACACGTTCCGGCTCGCCACGCCAGAGATCATCGACGAGATCAAGGCTTTCGCTGCGGACCCGGCCGGCAATGCTCGCCTCACCGGTCAAAAGAAAGAATTCGGCCTTTGCTGCTGCTGCGGCGCCACGCTGACCGATCCGAATTCGATCGAGGCCGGCATCGGCCCAATCTGCGCCGGCAAGTGGGGCTTCTGAAATGTCAGAAGCCCACGCTTATCTTGCTGGTCTTATCGATGGCGACGGATCGATTATGATTATCCGTCGCCAGAAAGGCATAACCAAAGGCGATCGTAAACGCGGCCTTAGCTTTCAGACATTTGTCAAAATCGGCGGTGAAACCAAACATCTCACAGCCTTGCGCCAAGACCATCGCATTGGCAATTTATGGATTCGTAAACGTCCAGGCCAACGTCATCTGGCAGAATGGATCATTGCCGGTAATCAAGCCCGTAATCTACTTCAATCAGTTTTGCCGTATCTCCGATTGAAGACTGATCAAGCTAAAACAGCACTTACAATGCCTCAGTGTCGATCACGCTGGGACGCCACACCGGCATTGCGTGAAGCTCAATTGGCATCCTGGCAGCTTATGAAGCGATTGAACCATCGTGTCGGTCGCGGACAAATGGAGGGTGGTGATGGCAGTAGAAGCTCGTAGGGCCTGCGGATATAGAAAAATAAACGGCCTGTATCTGTGCGGCGAAGGCAGTGGCCAGCCGTGCTGCAAAATGCCGATCATCTTAAGCGTGTGTCCGTGCTGCAATGGCGGGATCAAGCAATCCAGATCCTGGCAGTGGATTGATCCGCGGCCATGGATCAAAGGCGCTTGCAAGCAGGATAACTGGACGTGTCCCTGCTATCGCGCTGATGGCATGGGTGACCAAGTCGGCTTGATCTGGATCGGCACCCAATTCTATAAAACGCCGGCCGAGTTCACCGATGAGGCCGCGCGGTTGGGGATCTCCAGGCGCATCAAGACCATCCCGCGGGGCTTTGAATTGGGGAAACACTGGGTATGGTTCGCCCATCCCAAAATTCAAAAGCATGCGGTTGTGAATGAAGAAACTCACCTCCTCGAGGAGGAATGGAAAGGTGGTGTGTTTCGTATCTTCAAGCCAACCCGGCTGGAGAAATTGATCACCGAAACCATGGCCCAGGACGACGACGAGATGGAGAAGCTCGCCAAAGCAGGGATCACGCCTGTGATCGTTCCGGACAATGATCGGGATCATCAAGGCAGCGTCTACGACGACGATGCTGAGCCAAATCAATCCGAGATGCGGCTTTAAACTCAAAGGCCCCGGCAATACCGGGGCCTTTTTCCTAGCTGGCAGCGATCAGTTCGGCCACCGATTCCTTCACAAAGATACTGCCATCGGCAACAGCATCTGTGTGCATGCTGACAATACATTGAGTAGCATGAATTTTCTGCGGCGGACGCATCGGTGCACGTTCGGTCGTAAACTCACTAGCAAACGCAACCCCAATATCCGATCGTGCCTCTTGCGGCCGTAAACTCCCAGACTTCACATCATACGGCGTTACTAATACCAATTTCATGAATCCCTCCTCAAAGCTTGACCAGCCAATCTTCGTCCGTCATCCAAGATGGGATCGGCGGTTCCGGTTCTGGCAGCTTTAGCACAACTTCCGGTTCTGCGGCTTTTTCTTCTGAGCGCTTTTGTCTTTTCCAAACCTCATTCGATCGATGCAACCAATTCAATAATCCCGATGTCGGCGGCAATGCCGGAATATTGTCAAAGTCATATGGTGGCCAACATCCAAAAATAGCTCTGAATTTTGCCAATGGATATTTCTCGGAATATTTCCGCGCATCACGCAGCCAGATCAAACCGGCATAAATCTCTCGCATCGCTTCTATTTTATTTTTGCCGTCGATATTCTCCCAATTATGCCAACTCTTGCGCAAATAAATAATCCGCGGCTTTTGCGCCCCGCAATTCGAACACACCAGATTTTTGCGAACCCCCTCGCTGATCTCACGTTGACGGGCGCAACCGCAGCATACGATTAATGCCACCACTGGCCTCCCTCAGTGCGATCTGGGTGGTAGTATTTGACAAACCGCGGCTTACCATAGGTGCTGTCGACCACCATTAACCCAGCCCCCTTGCCGATCGTGATCCGGACCGCCCAATCCTTCGATCCATGGTGATACATGGCGCATTTGAGATTCGGATCGGCGCCCATGCGTTTCAGCTTTCGACAGGCGTCGAATAGGGGCTGACGCGATCGGCCATCCACGGGCGCATGGAATCCTCCCCCGCCGTAGTATCGGAACAGACCTCGATCGCCGACCGGCTTCACGACGATCGCATACATCATCGATTACGTTTCCATGATTCGATCAAACGTAATTCTTGCAGCGAGTGCAGCGGCGGAATAGTCCCTCTTAACCAGCAACTCTTGCCGCGCCCCTCGACAAATTCTTCTTGCGGTGCCTTGGCTAATTCAACACCCCACGCCCAACCTCTAAATTGATATTCCATCGGGTCGTCGTCCCATTGATCGAGCGACCAGAACAACGGATAGGCCCAATGCGGTATTATTTTATCCGGCGGATTGATTAATCTTCGCCCTCGACCACGGGTCGCTTTGACATCGATGAATCCGGTAAAATCCGGCAAGTCTTTCCGATCGGTCAAAAACCAAATCGCGTGCGGCAGCAGGATTTGAAACGCGCCCTCACAGCGCAGACCATGAATATCAATGGCTAACGATTCTTTTGGCCCAGCCTTAAGCCCCCACGCATTGCCGCCGTATTTAGTAGTACCGTTATGGTAACAGCGCATAGCCTGCCTATCGGCCTTGCGCCGTACCTCTTCGGTCACGCGGACGATCGGATATAATTCCATTATTCGGCCGCTTCGATAATATCGCCGGCCATAAACAGATCGGTAAAATCCTCCCTCAATTTGCGCTGATGCAACTCGCCATATGGCGGATAGCTCGCCGCCCTGACGATCTCGTAAAACTCTTCTGGCTTCTCGCTGTGTTCGCCTCGAGGCGCGCAGAAGTAATCGGGAATATTATCGGCCCGCGTAGTGCGCTCGCCGATCGTCGCGAACAAGCACTTCTCAGTGGCGTTGCGGAAATTCTTGCCTAAGCCGAACGGTGGCGGCTTCACCCATGTCAGGATGTTTTTATATTCGAAGCCCCAACCTGAGATAAGCGCGCCGGCCTGAAGCACATAAGCGTTGGGACACCAGCAATAGAGGTGGCATTCGTCTTCAGCCCAGCGCTTAAGATCGAGCTTGGCTATTTCCTCCACCGACTGCTTGGCATATGGCATCCTCGAAACCGCACCACGGGAAAAAGCATCGAAGTCCCATGCTGGATCGCAGACAATGGTACGGTATTTCCCCGGTCGTGGCTGTAGTTTGAGAATCCGTTCCTGATCCTGCTTCACCTTGTCCAGGCGAATGATCTCGGCAACCTTGTTGCGCCTTACTGACGGACATATCGTGCCGTTTTCGATTAGTCGCTTTAACTGTGGTTCTTTAAGTCTCGCAATCTGATCGATTGTCGTATAATCAGGCGGCAAAATTGCCATAATGCAAGCATTGCTTTCAGCTTCTATCCTTAAGGTTGAACTCTTTTGAACCCACCTACTAATACGCATAAAGATGCGAGCGACTGAGGCATCAAACTTTAACCCGGCTAAAGTCTTTTGCCATTGACCATGGGCTGAACTTGCCTTGCATTCATTGAGATCGCGACCAAGCTGAACAAACCCAGCCACAGTCGTATCCACAAGCCTGTCCCATTGATCGTTAAGTTTCCGTATCCAGTCTTCAGCCAGCAAATGACCGCCAACTGTCGTCATGGCCGCCGCTCCGAAGGATGTGAAAATCATCGCGAGATGATCAGCGTAACCCGATTCGAAAGGCCGGCAAACAAACTTTAGTATCGCGCCATGCGGATCGCTTTCATCTGTCACAAGTTGTTTGACGAACGCGCCAACACCGCTTTGGCATACGCCCTCGACAGCCTTGGTCACCCTTGCATCGTCATCGGCTTTGGCCGCAAAGACAAACCCGAACTCTTATCCTATGCCGATGCTGTCATCGAAGTCGGCCACGCGCGCAGCGACGAGATCCCCAAGAACTGCATCCACATTGCATGGGTGCAGGAATACTACGGTAATGGCCGTGATCCGGATTACAATGGACGCGCATTGCCGCAAGACCGGATCTATACATTTGGCGATCCCAGGATCTTAGGCGCACCCCAATTCAAGCATTGGATTGGATCGCTGTGCATGGGCGTCGATCCGGAACTCTTAAACCAGCCGCCGGTCAAACCTAACCTCGATTTCTCCATTGCTGGGTTCATTGCCTCGCCAAAGTTTTTCAAAGACCCGGTGACCAACCCGATCACAGCTAAACTCATGGATCTCATCGTCGCCGAGACCCGAATAACGCCATTAAGTGGATCGTTCGATCAAGCCGGCGAGGTGGCCCGGTTCAAGACCATATTGGACGGCTATTTCGATCCGAGATCACGGGCCAGCATCGATGCCGTTTCAGCCATGAATATCCATGAAACCGCGCGCCTTCAGAACCGCTTTGCCTTGGCCAGACTGATCCTGTCAGTATCCAAAAACGTCGAGTTCTGGGGGCTGCATTGGGATCTATGGCCGGAATTTGCCGCATACGCCAAACCGTTCACCAACGATCGCAAAGCCCTCCTCGATCTGTATCAGCGCAGCCGGATCAACGCCCACGACAACATCTTCGGCTTCGCCATGCACAGCCGCGTCCTCGAGGCCATGGCAGTCGGCGGCTTCGTCATGGCCCATGGATCGCCCCATGTCGGAGCTGCCGGCCAGATGACCGAGACATTCATACCGGGGGTTCATTACGGGGAATACAACGCCGACAACTTTGTCGAGGAAGCCGGGTGGTGGCTCAAGCACCCCTATGAACGGCAACGGGCCTCGGTGGAAGCCCGCAAAGTCATTGCCGACAAACACCTGTGGAAACACCGGGCGCAACAGATCCTGAATGATCTCGCCTAGAACGGCACCTCTGGATCGGTGTTATCACCAACAGCCCGAAGCCTCGCTTCCTTACGCTTGAGCCTCAGCCCCATGTAAGTCCTGCCGTTTTATGGCCCTCAAGCCACTTTCCAGTCTCCGCGCTGGTCGAACCCGAAGGTTCGGCTGGCTCAGTGCCGTAACGTCTTGCTTGGTTCATCACCACCCTCCTGTTCGGCGACTCTTCTTCCCAGAGGGTAGCGCGGCTAGGTGGGGTGGAGCCAGCCTCGTGGTAAGAAATTAAGATAAAGGAACGCGCGTATCAGATTCGTTTGGTTTTTTGATGGCCAATTGTGGATAACTAGATCAATTCTTCGACATCAATTCGCATCCTAGATCAATTCTTCGACATCAATTCGCATCATCGGCGCGATGTCCACCACAACGCGCGTGTGGACATCCTTGGCTTGCCGGTCATTGACAAAGATGATGCCTTGCAAGGCATCGAGCGCGATCTTAGTGAAGTTGTCGTTATCGAATCGATTCGTCGGGCTAGTCACCGCAGTGATCCGAACCTTGACATTGCCGGTCAGCGGCTTGCGGCCGCCCATGACGGCACGCGCCACCCAGCCCAAGTCTTTCTGGTACTCGCGCGTTTCCTTGGGGGTGTAGACCCGGCCGCGCGCGAACCGTGGCCGTCCCTTGCCTTGCGGCTCGCCAGGAAGCTCAATGACAAGTCTGGCAGGACTGTTCGTTATGGGCGCGTTCATCGTCCCGCATTATCGCCTCTAAAAACGATGCCGCAACCTCCGCTGGCGTCAGCGGGTTGGCAGTCTTTTGCGTTAATGCGGATACTCGCCCCAACCAACTTAAACAGCGCTGGCTTACAGGAATGACGCTTTCATCTCTTTTGCGCATGCCATAGCTCACCCGATATTACCGGATTTTACCGGCTGCCTTTTCCCGACTCGGTTTACGCTTCGATATATTACCTTTTTGTCTCAATTGTTCCCTATTGAAATGAATTGTCTCCAATTCTGGCCACGGCACCCCCGATCGAGCGAATAAATCATCGTATCGGGCCAGCATGTTGTCATACGAATCAACCGAGATCGATCGCCGCCGAGCGCCGAATTCCCTGATAAACGTGCCATTTCCGTAGGTTTCCATACTAAGAATCGCCTCTCCGCGCCCGGTGTATTTGACATACGTTTCCACAAGCTTGCGAAGATTACGGCGGCATACATCAGCGATCATGCTGATCCCCTTATCATTTTCCACAGGCTAAATCTACTATTGCCTAGGCTGTACATTTATACTATGTGGACGATTGGGTGGAAACAATGGCTAAGCTCATTTGGGTTGAACTGCATAAGCGCCACGAGGCTACGGCCCCGAACGGCAATGCCTATTCGATCCACAGCCATTGGCGCGGCACCCCCGAACACGGATCGACTACCGTAATCCTATTCGTCCACATAATGACTAAGGTCGGCACTTTGGGCCAGCCCGCCGCCCCGGCAGGCTGGTCGCGATCGTTTTATGTACCGACCGTCGAGGAAGGTAAGCGCCGCGCCGAGATGCATGCCAATGGCGAAAGGGGCTGGCGCAAGGGGATCGAGGAAGCCGGCGGCGTCAATTACCGGAGGTGGCACCGTGACCAATCTTAGCGCCATGGAAATCCTAATCGGCCTGCGTATGGAAAAAGAACGCAAGCACGCTAAGTGGCGCAGCGGCCGGCGCTCTATGTACCCAAGCGATGAGATCATCGAAGCCCGCATGCTGCGGGAGATTGATGCGCTCGACACCGCTATTTCAGTCCTAAAGATCGACACTAGCGGCTGGATACCAATCCCAAGGCATTTACCGGATTATGAATGAAACCCCACGATCGCGACTTGGTCGCCTGCTTGCTGATCTACGGAATCGCCGCCGGGATCGTGGCCCTCGGCGCGGTACTAGTCTGGTGAGCCACGCTCAAGAGAGGTGGAAGATGTCTGAACTGCCAGTCGAAGCCAGATTGCCGGCGCCATTGCCGGACCCCGATCGGGACGCAGCTATGGCTGCCGCAGCGTTTTATGACCGCGCCAAGCTCGAGCGCGAGGCCATGATACGGCGAATACAGGAACTCGAGATGACGGTCTGTGTGAAGGACAACCACATTGAAGCGTTAAAGCTCGAGGTATCGGCAGGGGCCAATCGCTATGACGTTCTCCAGGGTGCCTATAATGACAAAGTACACGACTGCGCCGACCTCGAGGCAATCCTGGCCGGCACCCAAGGCAACCTTGAGGACTTGGCGGCGAGGCTTGGCCGCTTTGAGTTTCAGCGTGTTAAGCGCAACAAGCGTAATGGCAGTAAGCGCAGCGACCCAGTGCCTGACGCACCGGGAAGCACGGACCCGCTGGCCGAGTTTGCATCTGTACTGGCACGCCAGCCAGGACGGGGAGAGGTGCTGGGACAACAGCCCCCGTCCGAGTAGTGACTATGAGAAACGTCCGTCGATTGTTCCGCACAAGCTGCCTTCGAACATCGCGGACGTTCCGTGGGCGACACAGGGTGGGAAGTCGCCTGCGCCGCCGCCGGACCTAGAGAGGGCCGCTCCTGATGGTCCGGCGGCGGAACTGTTCTTTCCCGAATTGGTGAGGGGGGAAATGGGTGAAGCGTACCCCCTCATCTTCAGGCAGCCGTGGTTGAGTGGTGAATCGATCGTTTACTGGCCACTTATTTTGGATGTCGACCAAGTACCCTTCACGACGTGGACAAAACGGGTGGGACAATGAAATCAGATTTGACGCCGATCGAGCGTATCCAGGCGGCTTATTTCCATTTTGTTGTCGGCCTCACCCAAATGCAAGTCGCCACGGTTTTGAACATATCGAATCATGGCAGAGTAAACGAGGCCATTAATGCAGTCGCTAAGGCCGTAGGCTTGAGCGAAGGTGGATACAAGCAAAAGCGGCCGGTCGGCCGCCCCAGAAAGGTGATCCCATGACCAAGACTAATCCAGAAGTAAAGCTACCGCCGCCGGGTGGTATGGCTCCGATATCGGACCCGACAGTGATCCAGACCCAGTCGGCGCCGATGTCCCCCCTAGAATTGATGGCTCGAGCGATTACGGCCGGCGCATCAGTCGAGGTGATTGAGCGTTTGTCTGTCCTGGCCGAACGCTGGCAGCAAACCCAAGACGAGCGCGAAGAAAGGTGGCGTAAGGAAGAGGCGCGCGTTGCCTTCATCCAAGACCTGATCGCTGCCAAGCGGGAATTCATGCCGATCCTGAAAGGCGAGAAAGCGGACTTCGCCACCGAGAAAGGCCGCACCCGCTACGAATATGAAACCATGGATGCGATTAACGAAGCCGTCGACATGGCTTTAAGCCGGCACAATCTGGCCACCAATTATGAGATCGACCAGACTGAAACCGACATCATCACGACATGCGTCCTGATGCATGGGCTTGGCCATATGCAACGCACGACGCTGCGCAGCCCGCTCGATAAGACCGGGTCAAAGAATTACAACCAGTCGCAGGGATCAGCGCTGACCTATCAGCAGAAGTACACCAAGAAAGCGATCTTAGGCATTGCCGCGGCGAAGGATGATGACGCCCAGTCGGTTGGCAAGGTCAATGGCGAAGCTAAGAAAATAACGCCAGAAGATCTTGAACAACTCAAAATCATCATCGACGCCAAAGACGAAAAGACCGAAGCGTGGGTGCTGGAGAACATCAGCATTCTCGCCAATAGGAAGATAGAAAAGCTTGAGGACATTCCGGAGGAATTAGCCAAACGATCCCTGTCGAGCGTATCCAAAAGAAAGAACAAGAAATGAGCGAGGATTGGGGCGAGCTGTCGCCGGAACGAATCGGTCGTGCCACTGCATCAGCTATTCACAAAATCACAGCTACCGTCCGCGGCGGCTACGCTACCAGCCGCGATCGATATCGTGCGCAACTTATTGTCGAGCGTCGCACCGGCATGATGGTTCCCAGCTATGAAAACGCCGCGATGAAATGGGGGAAGGAAACCGAACCTATGGCGCGATCGGCTTATAATCTTGCCATGGGAAAAACGGTCGAATTCGCCGGGTTCGTGATCCATCCTACCATCAAGATGGCCGGCGCCTCGCCTGACGGGCTAGTTGATGCAGATGGGCTATTGGAAATCAAGTGTCCGGAAATGCACACGCATTACACCAACTTGATCACCGACACCGATAAAATAGATCTCGCCTATCGTTATCAGGTTCAATGGCAATTAGCCTGCACTGGACGCAAATGGTGCCATTGGGTTTCATTCGATCCGCGCTGGCCGGAATCCGATCAATTGGTAATCCATCGCATTAACCGCGACAACGAAGTGATTGGCTTTCTGGAACGCGAAGTCACGGTATTTCTGAAGGAAGTAGACAAGGCAATCGAGCGCCTTGATGAGCGGCGAGCGCAGGCAGCATGAAAGACCTACGGCCAGCCGTCTTTACTTGGACTGGCGAGGCTATGGTGCCTACACCCGAATCGTTGCCGCTATGTATGCGTCAATTCGATAAGGGCGAGCTTTACCAGATGCGCGCAATGCGCGAGCGCAGCGTCAAGTCGCACAATGAATTTATGGCACTGGTCAAGGAAGCTTTTGACAATCTCCCTGAACACCTCGCATCGCGATTCCCGACTGTCAGTCGGCTGCGTTATTGGTGCTTGGCTAAATGCGGGTACTGCGCTGAGAAAACGCGCATCTTCCAAACGCGCCACGACGCCAAAGTATTTGAAGACTATGTGATCGAAAGCTCGACTACCAGTTACTGCCAAGTCGAAGGCAACGTAGCCATGATCTGGACCCCGACTTCGCAACGCTACAAATACGATCCCGAAATGGATTACGAAGAATTCGAAAAATCGAAGGAAGCTGTGCTGGAGCTACTCGCCGACATGATCGGCGTTCACCCACGGGAGTTGAAGAGAAATGCCGGGAAAGCTGCCTAGGCCGTACATTCCCCAAGATGTGCGCGAGGCCGTCATTGACCGGCAGATGCGCGAAGCCAAGGTTACGCCATCCTTCGCCGCCCAAAGCCACCGTAGCACCAATAAGCGCATCCGCTGGAAGCTAGAGGAATTTTTCGGCTGTGATATGCCGATCGAACTCCACCATCGTCCAGCGTTGGTGAATCGCCCGCGTGATGCCAATGGCGATTACAATCCGCCTGCTAATGATCCCGAATATCTAGCCTACGTCCTCGCTGACGATCACGACATCGAAACGCGGGTGCGCGGCCAGCACGGCCAGTACAGCGATCTGGCTTTGCGCCGCAAGAACAAGCGCATCGAAGCTAAGAACAACAGGTTGAAACGCAAATGGCCGAAGAGAAACTTTCGAACGAAGAGCCGATGATCAGAGCGATGTTAGGCGCAAAAATGTTTGACGCTGGACAGCATTTGGCAGAAGTTAGCGCATCGATCAACGCCATGCGACTGCATATGATCCTAGGCGATAAAGCGCGCTTCGGAGTCAAATTGGATGAGGCTCGCTACTCTTTGCGTCAACTCAAGTCGACGTTGGACATGATCGAATTCGAACAACGACATTACAAATGAAAACACTCAACACCATCCGCAAGCTTGTCTTTGTCGACAGGGTTCTGCCAAGGATCAATCGGCTTATCGATTACGAGCTAGACGAACAATTGGCCGAAATCGATGATATGTCAGAAGAAGACGCTACCCGATGCAAGCTCATACTTTATGATGGGCTAATGGAGTGGATCGGCGAGATGAAGAAGAAACGCAATGTTAGCTCGTAAGAGATTTATTTATGGCCCGCCACCGGAGGATTTCGATCCGCTTGAGATCGTGATGTGGATCATCATCATTGTTGGGTTTTTATGGATCGCAGGGCTGTTTGTCGGCGGTACAACCTGACGCGATCAAAAATAATTTTCATCTTTGTTTGTTAGGAATGCGCGATGGAATTGCCGCTAAGTCATTGATGTTTTCCTAGGTTGTAAGCGAGAAGTATCCCTAAAACCGTAACTGACACAACTATCAACAGCGCACTTGCGAAGTAATGGTGCGGACAAATGTGGCTATCTAACATCATTCCGAGATACAGCCAGCAGTAGTACGGATATCCTGCTATAGTCATTGCATCATCCGATGAGCGGGTGATCGGCGGCAACGCCGGATGTTTGACAATTGAATAGGTGAAACCATGACCAGAATTACACTGGCAACAAAACACAGTGCGCGACTAAGTGAGATCGAAGACAGCCTAGAACGCGATCTCAAAAGACTATCTCGCTTAGTAAACCGTATCACCGCACTGAGACAAGAACGCAAGCGATTGCTGAAGCCGCCACGATCGCCTTCGATAGATAAACCTCTCAAGATCACAGGCGAGGACTGGCACAAGATCCGAGAACAAGAATTCAGCGACGAGATCCCAGACTTTCTCAGAAGGGTGTGATGAAGGAGTACAAACGTACTACGACATCAGAGTGAAGAACTAAAAATTTTGGGAGGGCGGTCCGCGAGGGCCGCCCTTTTATTTTTTCTTCCTGGCTTGGCGCCGAGCTTTGCGTTTTGGTTTTATCACCTCGCGCCGCTTTTTGATACGCTGTTTAACCTTATCCTTGATCGGCGCGTGCGGTGCCGGATAAAAAACTTCTACGTCATCGTCAGTCGTTATTCCAAGTTGCGAAAGTAGGTACTTGGACAGGTCTGCTGCGCGGCCACCTGTCTTCTCCTCATGTGGACCCCAATCTGCGGGGAGGGCGAGCCGTTCACGTCCGGTCTTCGGCGCCCGCACGAGCGCCGGGATTGGCTGTGCTAATACCTCCTTCGGTGTCACTTCGTAGTCCCACCGACAGGCCACATAGCTGACTGTCTCAGATGCGAGATTGCGAGCCAGCCCAGTGCTAGGATCGCGATCGGCTTCAGGATAGAACAACCACGGTGCTTGGTCGTAGGAAAAGATAAAGGCCAAGCCTTCTGTCTCGCTGACGCCAGTGTCAGAACTTCCCCCAAACCACGAACACGGACCGGCGAATGTTACTGTCATGCTATCTCCAATTTTCCGTAATCATCGAGTGTTTCAGCTATCGAGAAGCAAATAGCTTCGAACATGTCCTGATATATGGAAACGTCATTTTGATTCGTGACAAATGCGATTTCAAGTAGCACGGCTGGGCGGGACGTGTTGTTCAGGAAGGCCAAATTATCACGGTACTTCCCACCCCTGTCATACAATCCACTGGCCGCAGCGATCGCCGCGGAGAGGTCTTCAGCTAGCTCTTGCTGTGTCAGATACAGCACCTCAGTGCCATGCGCGTCAGGATCATCGTAACTGTTGAAATGAACAGAGATATCGTAATCGCGCTGATATGACTCGTGTGCCGCCACGATCGCATCTAAATTTTCGCTCTGAGTATCAGAAGTATTGTCGTGGTAGGTATAGACCGTGTTTCCCATCTCGCGCAGTTCACTGGCAACCTTCTCGGTGACAAGCCTAGCATTCTCTACCTCTGAGATAATTCCTATGGCACCAGCTACATGCTTCGCGTGTCCGGAACTGATTACAAATGCGGTCATTGCGGTTCTCCGTTTGTAATGCAGTCTTTAATAATAGTATCGATCTCGGCAAGACTTTCGATCACTCCAAACTTCTGACTGCCGACATAAAGAATAGACTTGGTGCCTGGAGCTACATTCTGCTGCACCGCATCAGCCGGTCGAACGGCTGCAAGGTGCTGCGTTTCAATCCGCAATTCTCTACCTTCGGGCGAGTGGAAGATCGCCAAGCAGAGTAACCACCCGGCGATCTTACTGCGCATCAATTATCTTTTTGGGCCACCACCAGAACCGGGGTAGTAGACCCAGCCCAAATCCTCGTGGAAACCCCATCCACCGCTTGCCGGTGGGGCCTTGATAAATCCAGTAGCTGGGTCGCCATCACCGGGCGGTATCTCTGGCGGTACTGGCGGATCAACCGGCGGCGGATTGGCTATCGGATGTTCCGGATGGGGATAGCCACCGGGCGGCACAATCGGATGTGTCGGTTCGCCGGGAGGACCGCCAGCCGGCGGCTGGCCTTCAATAGGCCCACCACCAATAGACAGTGAGGGGTTCCAAGCATAGCCAACAATCGTAGCCTTGAACGGCTGATCTCCTGCCGCCCTTCCTTTAGCATTAGGGTAGATGACGCCCTGAATTGTAATCGGTACTGCTGCCATTACGTCCTCCTATTGGCATTACTCACGCCGCCATATCACTTGTGCGTCTTGTCGATCCACATGCGGCGCAGTGCGGATCAAATGACGTTCCCAAGCAGGGCGCCTCGCCGGATCAGCGACCGCTGCAATAGCATAGAGCGCATCTCGCTGATACATGGGATCAGTATCGGCTGCGCCATGCGGATAATCCCGCTGAACAAAAACGCTGTAGTGTGCCGGCGGTCCTTCGGGCTGATAGCTGCCTAGCCCCAGTGTCCCCGGACTCCATGTTGACTGATATAGGGCCACGTTGTCCGTTAAAGCATAGCGACCACACCACACTGATGGTTGCAGTGTGATGACATGCGTGCGGATCGAATTGTTTCTCAACGCCGCTGCCACAGCAATGGCTCCGTTTCCGCCGCAGCTATAGCCGCCGATCACGAATGACCGATGCGGATCATTATGATGCGCTGCAACTATCTGATCGTAAGCACGCTGCGTGAAACGATAGTCCATGGTGCTGACGCGGTTCACGCCACTTAGCGTGCGAGCGCGCCGCGCGATCGTATCGATACCGGATGACCAGCCGTTCGGACCCCAGCCGTACATCAAGATCACATCAGTGGCGGCTTGGGTAGGGGTGACGCACAGCAATGGAACTAACAAAGCTAGCGCGCGTTTAAGCGACATGATCGACATGTTGATCGGACTCCTGATCGCATTGGTCGTGGTCGGCCTCATCTACTGGGCCGTGACAGCTATTCTCTCCGTCGTCCCACTCCCCGAGCCGATCCGGACCGTCATCAATGTCGTCCTGATCGTGATCCTAGTCCTGATCGTGATCTACGCTTTGCTTCCTTTGCTTCACGCTATCCCCACGCATCTGGGACGGTAACCCAACATCCGGCCCTTGTCGCCTTAACCTTTCGACCATCCCAAACAACACCTCTGCCGGCATTGGTGCGCCATAACGGCCGCGACCAAAGAACTGGTCCGCATCGATCTGGATCGAGCGGCGCCGACCGCGACGGCCGTGTCCCTTAGACCAATACGCAACCACCTCGATCATAGTCGGCCAATCTTCGGCCGGTTCATGCACGATGCAGCGGGAGAGGTCGCCTTGATTAGTGGTCACTGATCTTCTCCCCAAATCTTTTGAGCTTCTTTAAGCGCACCAAATGTTTCTGGAATGCCAGTCAATGTTCTGCCAAGCGATCCGTCTTTGCGGATTCTGGTTGCTTTAGTTGACTGCCACAACGGCATATCCTTTTTAGCCGAATCATAAGTGACGCGATATGGATTGCCGTTCCACACAACATCAGCCGTCTTAACACTTGACATTGGTCCCACTCCTGGTTGCCGCCCACTTAACCCCGGTGCAACTCCAATCTGTAGGACCGGGTGCTGTGTAATCGGCGGTCCGATTGGATCACCACTTGGCGGCTCATCCTCTACGCCACCACCACCTTGCCGCTTTAGTACATTCGTCCCTTTAGGGTTCTTAGGGTAGAAAATTTTGCACCAGCCCTGACGCGCAATCTTGCCAGCCACATCCGTGCAGCTATCCGGCGCGCGGAACATAACGCACCTCGCGCACCACTGGTTGCCGTGCGGTCGATACTGATAACGGATTGTTGGATCGGTCTTAGCTTTCTTACCCTTATCCACCGCGCCCCCCGTGGCGAATGGATTGCCGTTCACCGGCACCAGCGAATAGACGCGCCCGCCTATTTGTCTTTCTTGACCGGCTTGTTGTCTGGCTTGGGCGGCTTCGATTGAGGCTTTGAGGCTGGCCTCAAGTTGCCGCCCAGCAGTACGGAGATCGGCTGTGGGATCACGTCCGATGCCTTCCGCAAGCCTTTGTATGTGTGCTTCACCGTTGCTGTCCTTTGTCCAATCGTTAATATGCTTGCTGATCTCGGCTTCACTCAAATGCGTGTCAATGCCTTGGCCGGGTCGGCTAGGCATTTGGCTAATCATACTATCAATCGGGCCACCTTTCGCCAAGGCATTTTCTATTGTCTGCAAAGTCTTAACGCCACCGCGATCGACCAGCACCCGAATGCCTGGATTGCCGTTCGGCGCCTGGATCGGCTGAAAGCCCTGGAATAGAGCTTTCTTGCTACCCTTTAGCGGGTCCGCTTCCATTACCTTCGACCAGAAAGACTGCAATTCCGCTGGGTTATTAAAGGTGTGCGGACCATTGGCTATGAAATCAATAGCAAAGCCTCCAGGCGCCTCAGTGGGCGCCTTAACGCCGGCAGACCACACCTCTGTCTGATGCAGGAGATGACCGAGTGCAGCCGCGGCATTGTCGGCGCCGCCCCTCGTAGCGAAGGTCTGCGCCACTGTGGATGGCATCTGCTGCTTTAACCACGCACCCAGCCCGCTGACGATTCGCCCAGGATCAATGCCGGTGATCTGTGCTGCATGGGTGACGGCCTGCCGGGTAATGTCGGAGGTGATGGCCTGCCGATCGGCTTCCGGCAACGCGGCAAAATCCTTGCCGTATTTCTTATCCCATGGCGAGCCTTTACCGGGCGCTAATTCCATTGCCACGTTGCGGGTGTTGCGGCCGATCGCAGTCTCGACATCTTCGGCGCGCTCGTGCGTCAGTCGGGTCATCCCCATCCAACCGACCGCTTGTATCTCAGCCGGTGTCCAGTTCGATCGCCCCTGCCATTTGATGCTGTTCAAATAGTCAGTGAGATCGTTGCCAAACTTGGAACGGTTTTCGTACTGCGCGCCTTTGATACCGCCGCCACCCCAATCAATCTCAAGCTTGTTGAGGTCATCATTGTTATAGCCTTTGGCGCGAAGCAGATTGATCAGTGTCTGATCGACCAGCCCAGTGTCACGCCCAGTGTGAACATCGACCACGAACGGTCGGCCGCCATCCGGATGGTTAGCCATCCACGATCGAACCGACTTGCCTTCTGCGCTATCGACAAAGTCCGAAATCTTTTCCGCGGCGCCACGCTGAACCGGCTGACCTTGCAACACTGCGCGCGCTGCCTCGGTCGGGTTTGGCATGCCGCCGGCAACCATCTCACCCGGTGGAACACCACGCAGTAGCTGTTCGGATTGCAACAAGACGTTCGACATAGCTGGCGCCGGACCGATGTTCTGTTGCGCTACCAGCCACGCCCGCATGTACTTGTCAGCTTGCGCTGGATCATTCGGTGTGTTCTGCCGGAACCGGCCTTGCAGCGCTTTGTACCACTGCGAGAAAGCCTGTATCTCGGCAGGCGTCATCAATGCTTCCTGGCGATCGACCCAGTCTTGCGGTGTGATTTTGCCAGTGACGAAGTCTGGCAGTTGTTTCTCGCCCGCCTCGATCTGTTCCTGCGTCAGTTGCGGCGCGCGTATCACAGTGCGATCGTTCTTCGGTCCGCCCGGTAATGGATTGCCAGTCGTTTGCGCCTTATCATCACGCTTCAGATTCATTCTCAATCGATCGCTAGATTCATCGATCGGATATTGCAGTCCTTTGTTGGCATTGGCATCGACTACCGGCTTGGCTTGTTGCCATGGCGTCTTGGCTGACAAGGTCGGCAGCAAGCCATAGCTCATTGGTCGCATCATCGCCCCGGCTAATGGCGGGACACTCACCTCAGTGGGGTTGTCAGGGCTTAACGGCGCCATCTGCAACACATGACCGATATGCGGTCCAGGCTGCGGCCCCATCGGTATTCCCGGTGAACCGACTTGTTCTTCGCTTGAGGTGCCGACCAGCGGAACAACTCGACCAGCATCTTGCCTGTGCTGTATCCGGAACCACGATCCCGATTTCTTGCCTGGAAGATAGAATTGGCCGTCACGAGGATTCCGCCGGCCGCCGATCGAGCGCGGATCGAAAGCTCGCCCGCCGGCCGCGCGCGTGGTTACCGCACCACCACGCCATCGCGTTCCAGGCTGCGATTCAAGAAAGTATCGCGCGACTGCATCGCGTTCCGGACCTTGCAGATTGAATATTTTAGTCGCCTCTCCGCGCAATCTTTCAGCGGCAGCTTCTTTCGCGGCGATACCGTGCTTTTCTACTGCACCTAACAGGTGTTCGCCGGCCAACTTAACTCCAGCCGAAACCGGATCTGTAGCAAAATGACCAAGTGCAACGCCATACTTCAAAAGTTTCTTGGGGTCCAACATACTAGATTGAGGACCGAATATGTCTCTAGCAACTTGGCCAGCGGAAGTTGGCGAGCCGCCATAAAGCTTAGTCGGCGCCCCAAGCAACCCGTGTTCCTGATCCATCTTGTTGAATAACTGATCCGCACGCGCATCGTCATTCAAAAACCATCTTATCTTTTTCTGATTATTAGCCCCGCGCATTTGATTAATGACGGCTCGATCCTGCGGCCCAGCCCTGCCATATCTGTCTTCAAGATCAGCACGCAAACCACGCAACACACCTCGCATTTGTGCTGGCGAATAAGATGACGTGAAGAACGGTAGCTCGTTAGCTTTAACGCTTTCGTTTAACAACCGCGCGCCTAACGCCTCCGCGGCTTTGATCTGCGCGGGGCCAGCGTATGCGTCGCGGCCCATGCGCCACATCGTGCCGATGTCTGTATTCGGATGATTATCAATGTCAGCAACTAGATCATTCTTCAGTTGCGTCAATGAGCGAGTGCGACGAGTAGCTTCACCAAACTTATTGAACGATTCTTCAATCTGACTATCCAACGCTTGCTTAATCAAATCCCAACTGCGCGCAGTTGGGAATCGCTGCGCACGTTCCAAGCCGGTATCAAATGCTTCATCCCACGGAATGCCTTCTATCCCAGCTAGATCTCGTGCCTCACCGAATGTGTGTGCTGCACGCAACCGTGTCATCAAACCGGCCTCCGACGTGTCCAGCATGGCTGGGGTTGGCGGGACTGGTAGCTGTTCAAATGCGCGATAGATCGGACCAGCAACTTGGTTTTGTTGGATGGTTAATAGCTGACGGTTCTCCGCTAGATTTTCGGCAGGACCAAACGCTTCATCCCACATCGCTTTGACACGTTCTGGTGTCTCAGCTTTACGGGTTTCGACAGAATTGATTGTTTCACTTCTAGCCGCATCTGGATAAGACGAGGCACCTCGCATTCCCAGTTCAGTGCTTGGCGACAATTCACCGAAGAACCCATGCGGTCCCAATTTCTCAGAGCGTTGTTCTAAAGAATACGGCGTGAATTCTTTCTGCAAGAGATCGCGGAAATAATCTAACGTAACAGTGCTAATACCATCCAACGGACCAGCGGCCGCTTGCGCACCAACCCCAGCACGAATCGGTACAGTCGTTTCCGTGCCGGCAGGGACCGTAGGGGCGTCAGGCGGTAGTAATCGTGCGCCCGTTCCAGGCCTCACTTCGCCAACTGGCACACCCGGTGCCATGCTGAAGGGGCCAGGAGGGGGCGGCGGCGGCTCACGAATATCGCGTATTGCACCCGGTATCTTTTTAAGCCCCGGTATCAACATCGGGGCTATCTGCATGCCGGCAGCCTCCTCCGGTGTCTGCGCGGGATACAGAATGCCAAGCCCATGCCGTTGGCCTAGTAAGCCACCCTCAGTCGTCTGCGGGAAGAATGTCTGCTGAGATAGCCCCAAGTCTTTGCCGAACAGTCGAGCTTGCGCCTCGATGTCGCCGACAAATCCCAATCCAGGGACGGTCGCCGGCACGCCTTTGGCCAAGCCCTTGCCAACCTGACCGTACTGCCGCGCTAGCTGGCTGCCAGACGGTGTATACTGCGGACCGTAGCCTACTTCTGGCTGCGCTTGATCAGTGCCGGCCGGTTGTTCTGGTGTACCAGCGAGGGTCGCCGCCCGTTGCGCCGCGCGGTAGCGCTCGTGCGCAGAAAGCGTAGGTTCCGGCACCTCCGGAGGTCGTAATGGTTCAGGCCCAGCCGGTGGCGGCGCTGCGGCTGGTTGCCGATCGCTTGGCAGAACAAAGTCTGCATCACTCGGCAACGTGAAATCAGCCATTACGGTTTGCCTAATATACGATCGGCAGTGCCGGCTCCGTACTTCTTATCAATTGCTGCCTTAGCCGCCGGATTATCAGCATTGTCTTTCAATGCTTGAATATCACGGGCGTCAACTGTTGCTGGAGGTGTTGTCGCAGTCGGGGCTGGCGTCGTCGTCGTAGTGGTAGTCGTCGCACCACCACCCACTCCCTTATTCAATTCGGCCCGATTGTCAGCGGCAGTTAAGCCATCAGATTTACCCATCGTCGCGTCGCGGCCGTTATCCTTCCTGAAGCCGGCCACTGCATTCTGTTCACGCTGTATCTGCACTTGCAGTTGCTTCACTGCGGCTTGGTATGCTTCTGGGTTTTGCGCAGTGTTCAAATATTTCAAAGCAAGATCACGATCGCTTTCGCGCATCTGGCCGGTCGGGTTCATAGCTCTGGCCCAGTGTTCGGCTAGCTGCAAGTTAGCCATACCGAATTTGATCTCTTGCGGGCTACCAGTATTGGTCATAGCCGACTGGATGAAATGGTTCAGCGGCACGAAGCCGGTGCGCCACACATCCTTTGATGCATCTAACGCAGCCGGCACCGCAGCATCAGCCGCACGCAAGATCATCTTCAGGTTAGCTTCGCGTGTCGCCGCAGTCCTGGCTTCAGCACCCAATCCCATACCGCGCGCATGCCATTCTTGTTCTTGGTTCGAAAGATATTCGCTAGCTTCCTGAACCGTCATTCCATTATCAGTTAGTTGCTTCAGTGCTGCGGTTCGAACTCTTTGCTTGTTTAAACTGTCACCATAGCCGAACCCAGAATAAGCACTCTTCATATCGCCCAGACCTAACTGATAGGCGCGCGACTGAACGTCCTGTTCTGGAATTGGATTGATCTTCGCATCAATAATCTTGGTTCCCGGTCCCATTATTTCATGCGTAGTCGCATTCATAAATTGACCCTGACCATTCTGCATGACCGGGTCACCACCTTCGGTAATCTTATTGGGATACGGCTTCCACTGAAGTCTAGTGTTTCGAACGCCAGTATCTGGATCGACTTGCTTGCCAGTGACCAGATCATAAGCAACGCCAGGACGGCGCTTATCAATGCCGATCGGATGACCTTCAGGGGTTTCGTATCCAGTAAGCGGCTGCAATTGTTCTAGCCCTGCACGATAACGTTCAACATCCAACCGCTGACCTTCTATATTAATACGATCCTGTTCTGCCTTTGCTGCTTGATCGAGCTTGCGTGCTTCCATCTCGGCGCTTGCCTGACCACCGAGATAACCAGCCAAACCCTGCGCGCCGCCACCAAAGATGGCGCCGGCTGTAGTCACACCGGGCTGACCGACACGGCTCAGAATACCAAGACCGGCAGCGATCATCGCGCTGCCTGGACTACCCGAATAGTAATCCGGCAGTGCGGTCGGTGGCGTTCGTCGTGATGCTGGTGGAGGTGTCGGCATTTCAGTCGGCGTATATCCACCACCCACACCACCGTCCTCGCCCGGTGCGCCTGCAAAGCCTAATGCCATGCCGGTCCGCGGCCGACCGACCACATTCGCAATGGCAGAAGCAGCATCGCTTCCTGGCGCGTATGACGCAGACATCATCGGTGACGATCCAGACAGATTGCGCCGGATCGTATTTGCCATTGCGGCTGCCTGCGGACTGTCAGCATCCGATAACTGCGCAGCCGATGGCGGACCAGACAATCCAACACGTTGCCAATTCGGCTTACTCGTATCGTTAAAAGCGGCAAGGCCGGCATCAGTAGACTGCGGTGTTAGCTCCTGTGCGATCTCCTGATTCTTCATTATGGCTTCGGCTACCGTATCGGATGGATCGGCAAATTGCGGACTGCCACCCTCCTGATAGCCCTTCTGCGGTGTACCTCGCACAAAGGACGGCATGCCTAAACCGCCGCGCATCGGTAGATTGATACGATTGCGAGCCGGCAATGCGATACCACCGGGATAATTGGCGCGACCACCGGATTGCAGAAGCGCAAGCGCCATCAAGGCATCGCCGCCGGCAAGCAGATCGCCACCAGCCATTGCGCCACCCAAGCCGGCTAGCGCGTCAGTGCCAAGTCCGATGTCACCAATTGCCGGCAACGTGCTGGCAAGATCAAACGAACCACCAAGCAGATCACCACCCATTCCTGCGGTCACGTCGCCAAGCGCACCAACATCGGCGCCACCAAGCACATCCGCACCCGGCAAGCCTGCCACACTGGCCGTCTGATCACCGGCTAGGCCTATGTCACCAATGCCGGGGGTCGCACTCTGCAATGCAGGATCATCCATGCCACCGGGCGCCACCGATCCTTTAGGGCCAACCCCTTTGCCGGCCATCTTTAATGCATTGTTGAGGATGTCCTGGCCGCCCTGTTGCTGTTGCTGCTGTTGTGGCGGCAGGAAGCTTATACGAGGTGGCCCAGCACCGTGCGTAATACCGGAACCGCCGCCACCGTATAGACCACCACCACCACCATACGGACCGCCGTAGGGCGCGGCGAATCCACCTGACAATGTATAGCCGGGGCCGGTCGGCACCCCGCCGCCCTGATAACCCTTGCGCTTAACAGCGTGGTCGGTAGCCTTCTCGTAATCAACTGTCTTGTATCCGCTCGCATCGAGGCCGACCGCTTCCGGATGTTTCTTTTCGACATCCTGCGCCATCAGGCCGATATGTGTGCGAGGATCGCCCTTAAACTTGAATCGATAGATCGGCTGACCGTCCTTTGTCTCACCGACCTTTACCGCATCCTCCTTCAATCGCTCGTCAGAAAATACATTGGTGTTATTAGGGTTCTGAGAGTTGGCATACATGCCGGCGCCGGTAATTCCAAGCCCGAGCGCTGATGCCAGCCAGCTAGGTGCCGGTTGCTGTGTTTGTGCTGTACCCGTGCCGCCCATCTGCGAGCCGACACCAGTGTAGATGCCAGCGAGCCACTGCGCGACCTGATAAGGGAAACCTTGCTGCTGCAAGTACTGCTGATAAGCAAACTGATCCTGCGCCTGTTGTGTCTGCTGTTGCAGTGTACCGGCTTGCGTCAAAGCCTGACCACCAGCAAGCGCAGCACCCTGCTGTCCGGCAGCCAAGCTCGCCATAATCGCAGCCGCTTGTTCTGGATTTTGTTGATATTGTTGTGCGGCTGTTTGTAGTGCTTGATTGTAGCCCTGCGCTTCAAGACCGGAAATCACAGGCGCTTCCGCTGCCGCTTGACCTTGTGCTGTGATGGCTTGGGCTATTGCTGACCGATCACCACCAAGCGCACCTTGCGCAGCGGCATTGCCGATGACTTGTTGCTGCTGTTGCGCATTGAGCGTGTTAAGCCAATTCTCGGTGTTTGATACAACCTGTTGCTGAAACGGATTGTAGTAATTCATTATGTTGCCGGCCGTCAGCGGATTGGAAGCTGCCGCATCTAGCATGCTGGCAAACTCATATCCCGGCTGGGCGAGACTCGCGGAGGTCGCGATCTGTCCGATCCCAGCCAACTGCGTAGGATTGATCGGAGCTACGCCTTGACCGGGGAACGGCACAAACGGCAGACCAGCAACATTTCCCGCTCGACCTAACATCGAGAGATAAGCGCTATAGGCAGCCGGGTTCGGTTGTGTCTGTTGCTGTTGTGTTACGGTCTGGGTGCCTTTACTGCCGCACATATCATCCTCCACCCATCGGGATTGAGGGTGCAGTGGTCATCGTGGCCGATCGCAAAGCCATGATGGTATTGCCGCGCCTGCGACGGTTGTCGCCGCGATCATGGTCGTGCATCCAATTGTGATAATCGACCGGCTCAGTGTCGCGTATCCACTGTCCGCCAACAACAAAGAATGCGCCGGCCGGCGTTCCGAACTGCCGGCTGTACAATCGCACCTTCGCTTCAGTGCGATGATTGCTGACGATGCCAACGATCAGCGGCACACCAATCTTGCGCTGACACTCTTTGGAAAACTCGAGTAGCTCGTCAGCGTATCCGGACTTGCGATAACCGGGCCGCACAAAGTTGAACAGCTCTTCGAGGTGTGTCTGCGTCGTATACCAGTAGTGACTAAGCAACATGTAAATCGCACCAGCGATTTCACTGTCACCATCGATCACCCCAATAACACTTCCTTTACGATCGAAAGCACGGTACAGCATCTCGCGTACCAAACTTTCATCCATCGAGAACAAACCATTGTCTTGATGCAGCGCATGGCACAAGTCCATTAGCTGTTGTTCATCGTGGCGTGTGGCGTATCGAACTGTCATGTCTTTGCCGGTGGCGGGAGGTTAGCGATTGTCTTGGCGTATTTCTTGTGGGTCATCTTCACCCACTCATCGAGAATGCGGTGACCGCGATTGAGATCTCCATTGCCAACACGCATGACTTGCTGCGGTGACAGAACATATTCGCCGCCGGCCGCCATGATCGGCACAGGCCTGCCGGTCATACTGTGGCGCGATCCGCCAGTGGACGACAGATCAGAATCATAATCCGAAACATCCAACCCACTGGTTCTCGGCGTCATCTGAATCGGCTGCGGCGGATGTTCAGGCAATCCGTATTCCTTGCGTCGAGCCGGCGACATCTCCATGAACATCTCGCCGAGAGATCGATCGCTTGGTGTCGGCCGCGGTTCTAATCCCCATCGACCCGGTCCGTAGACCACATCACCGGCTAGTTGGATATTGCCGCCATCATCGACACTGACATCACCCGGCATTCCCCCAGCCTGGAAACCACCAACAGGCTTCGGTGGCCGCGCGAATCCGATTTTCGGGGCGCCAGGACCGTGTGCGACCCGGCTGCCACCACCCATGCCATATGGCGCACTGCCGAACATGCGGCCCAAGACTTTCATGCCGCTAAGCGTATTGCCTTGACCTATGGCACTGACGTGCGCGGCCGGCAGAACGTAGCTGCCAGACGGCACATTGATGGCATGGTGATCTGTGCGGCCGGCAACCGTGGACATGATCGGCCCGGTATGCGTCATGTTCCGCATGTCCTGGCGGAAGTCCTGACGCTCTAGATACGCGCCAGCCGATGGCAGCCCGCCGCCGGCCTGCTTGGCCGCTACGGTGCCAGGACCGCCGGCTGGAACACCACCGACCGCACCCCAGTTACCGGGCCAGTAAGTCGGCGGAGGTGTGCGCGGCTGTTGCTGTTGTCGATCGTCATCGTCATCTCGACCCCTGCCTTCCCTACCCCTGTCTTGGTCATCTTGCTGAGGATGCGGGACTAAGTTCATCAGGCTTTGCCACGCAGGCGAACCGACCCCGCCAGATATTGCCGAGCTTAGTTGCTGCTGAAAATTGGCAGGCAATCCAGTAGCACCTTGCATCCAAGTCGGCAGTTGATTCGATTGCTGCTGTCCCGGCTGAGCCTCACGATTACCGTAACTCGAGCCGCCTGTCGCATCGGGATGCAAACCAGCAGTGTTCGGCAATTGCGGTGACTGACCCATGCCAAGACCTTGGCCCGCCCCCATCGAACCAAAACCGCCGCCCATTGGCGGCCCCATCGTTGTAGCGGGCGAAGCGGGCTGCATCGCAGGCGTGACGGGCGAGGAGCTAAACATATTCGGGGCGAACGCATTATTCTGACCGAACATGTTAGGCGCGCCACCGAACTGATAACCTTTGCGCTTCTCCGACAGCATAATCGCAATCGCCTGCTTACGATTTTTGACGATCGGACCCTTCTTGCTGCCGCTATGCAGCTTGCCGTGCTTGAATTCGTGCATCACTTGAGAGGCTGGCATGACATTCACTCACTGATCACTGTGTGTACGGGTCAAACTCGATGACCCACTGAATATCTTGAGCCACCGCTGCGCCGTTAGAAGTCACGATAGAAAAGTTCCATTGATCATCTTGCGACGATGTCACTGTATGCGACGTGTCATTGCAACTATTAGAAGCGTTGCCAGAAATCGTACAGGTTATTCCGGTATTGGCTGAATTCTTGCGGAATGTCACTGTGTAGGTCTGAGCGGCGCCGGGGGCACCGTTGCCAGTAAACACCCGCATCCCTTTAAACAATCCGGCAAGTGGTGTGCGGTTGTAAACAAAAACATCGCCTGACGTTTGAATATCGTTCAAGAACCAGCACGTTGTATTGGTCGCGCAAGTTGCCGAGTGGACACTATGACCAACATAATAATGCGCTCTGCAATAGATGGTTGTAGTTGAATTGTCAGTTATGGTGGACAGACCGCTAACAGACACAAAATAATTATTGCAACCAATATGAGTATTACTTGCGTTACCTCCAATCAGAATTGCAGTGTAGCCGACAAACGTTGCGATACGATTGCCATCGACAACAATACCGCTGGTAGGACTGCCGCCTAGATAGATCGGCACTGGATGGTTAGTGCTGCCGCCTAATACCGTGATCTCGTTATTGGTTACGGTGCCTCCAGCCAAAGCACAGACATTGGCATCAAGGCTTACATTGGAGACACTGATGGAGTTGTTATTGTTCTCAAGCTCATTGCCGCTGATATCGAATGTTGCCGAACACTCGACATAAATGCAGCGTTGATCAATACCGCAGTTGTTACCGACATACTGAAAATTGCCAGCATTAGTAATTAGGTTGACCTGTGCGCCGGGATTGACGCTGGTGTTCGATCCGATATGGGTGATGACATTGTGTTCCATCCGGATGCTGTCGCCGGACGATTCGAAATCGGCGCCAGCACCAATAAGATTTTCAAAAATATTACCATAAGCAAAGCCACCGTTAGTATTGCCAGTATTGTTGTTAGCTTGGATTGACCAGCCGCCGCCGCTATTAGGTGTACCAAAATAGTTTCGGCTTATCTGCGGACGAAGAAACAGATTGCCAACGGTTGTTGTATCAAAGAACAGTGCGTTGCCACCGTCGTAAGTCCCTGTTGAAGGATTAGCGATCATGATGCCATCTACGATCGTGCGTTGCGCACCACCGCTAGTACCAACAAAATAAATCATGTTTACGCTGGTACTGGTCCCAGACTTTGGAAACAGAATTGAATAACCGGGAAACCCGACAATGACGATTGGCGATGTGAATTTCAGAGACCAGTTATTGCTAGCATTCTGCGAGATGATGCAGCCGCCGGTAGATGGCGGAATAAATAATGCCAGACCAGCCGCGATAGCGGCGTTACCAGCGTTCTGGATTGCAACTGTGTCATCAGTCACACCATCGCAGGCAGCATTATACGGGGGGTTCTTCGGGTTAATATAGCCGCCCGAAGCCAAGATGGTCTGGATCGCGCAAGTATTTACCCAATTCGTATTGGCGATCTGCTGTGTGTTATTCGGACACGGCGGATTAGGGACGAACAGGTTTTGCGCCTTCGCCGGATGGCCCAACGTCAGGAATAGGAACAACGCCGCTACCACCACTTTCCACATCAGACGTACTCCAGCACTAATAGCTTGTTGGTTGTTCCACTCCCCGCTATCGCAAACCAAGCTGCGTTCGATCCGCTGTTCGCATCAATAACCCAGTTCATTCCTGGCACCAAGGCGATGCCTTGCGGAACTCCAGCACCGGCAAAAGTTGTATTGGTCGTCAGCCACATCGTCGTGTTCCCCATCGGATCACAACTATGAAACGATATGGCGCGTCGATTGGCGTTAAACGCCACGACCTGAAACGGTTGAGTTCCAAAAGCCGCGCTAGCGATTGAATTAAAGTAGCTCGCGACTGGCGAGGTCGTAAACGATTGCGAGGTACGACCGGGTGAGCCGAATGCGATCGTCAGGTTCGACAAGTTCTGTGTCGCGCCTTTGATGGCAGTCAGGATGTCATCTAATGAGGCTGGCATTAGCGTCGTCCCGACTGCGCGAACCGATAGCGGATGCGGCCGAGCCTCCAGAACGAACCGCTATCGTTAGACGTAACGGTGATTGACATTTGCCGACCGCGCATCCGCGGTGTGATAAATTCCTGTCCCTGAGTTACGGTGAACGGACCAAAGGTTCGTGGCGCATCGCCTGGATAATCCACAATGTTAAAAGTCAACTGAACGTTGGCGGTCTTCGGTCCGGAATATGTTCCCCAAATCATATCCGGCACAACAAAATCTACGAAAGCAAAGTCTTCACCATCTTGGATCATAAAGTATGAAGTCGTGAATGACGACGTCATCGCCGAACCACCAGCATTGTTGCCGGTTTCTTGCACCCATAGATTACCGTTAAGATCGGCAGATATCGGATTGCCTAGCACGCTTTGATCGATCCAGGCGGACCGGCTAATCGTGCCATAATCCCAAGGCTCGCCTTGTTCAGTCACATTGAATTTGACATAGCTGTCGCATTCACCAGACGACGCGGCAGACGGAAATAACCAACCCACCTCATTAAAAGGCGTGTTTGGCATGGCGCGAATATTAGCAACGTGCGCCGTATTCATATTTTGAAATACAAAGTCCCAGACCGGACACGGAATGACTTCGACACCATTGCCGGTAAGACGAAAGAAATTGCTTGGCCCCATCCAATAGACCACACCTCGTAACAGCATTGTAGCATGCTGTGCGATCAAGCCAGCTCCTGCACCGATCTTGGAGAAACCGTAAACCAACGGGAAGCCAAGATAATTCATGGCCCAACAATCGATGTCAGTCCAAATGATATTCTGTGACGCCACCGACATGCCGCCACGGCAAGTGCTGCCAGATGGGATCACAAATGATCCGGCTTGATTGGTCGAAGACGCGCCGAATGTGGTGTAGTCACCAACATTCGACCACGCCACTTGCAACGGATTTTGTATCACCCCAAAGGCACTTCCAGTTTGGTTCGGCGATCCAGACGAAGCCCAGCAGATCAAAACTTGCTGCGCATTTGAAACGAAAATGCCACCGTTTTTTGCTGGTGCCGTGCCAACCGGATTAGCCGTCAAGGTTTCATTGCCGGCAAACCATTGGAATATCGGGCCGTTGCTTGGACACGCAAGTAATATCTCTCCCCAATTCGCCAGTGACCAATCAGCCGCTGACAGTTTGGTCCCAGTCATTTCATTGCCTGGAGAAACACCAACCGCAAGATAGTATGTTAAAGAAACGTTGCCGCTGTTCATTGAAAAAGTGCCTGAACCAGTGGCAATTTGGCTGGCTAAAATATAAAAGCTGCTTCCTGTAGTGGGTGTTTGGACTACATAAGCTCCAGAAATTGTCACACCGTTAGCAGTAGTCGGAATATCAAAATTGATAACACTCCCTTGTTGTAAATGAGCCGCACCAACCAGAACACGACTGACCTGAACATAGGCACTCCCCGCAAGCGTAGTAAACTGGGGTAGAAAAGTAGCTGCACTCCCATTGCCAAGACCTTGCGGTATGCTTAAACCCACCGAAAATGCTGTCGTCCCGGCTCCAGGCACTTGAACGCCGGACGTAAAAAATCCACTGAAGTACTCATTCAACACCGCAGTCTGAAGACCGACTGGCGTGTTAAAATAGATCGCATCGATATTCGGAGTAATCGAACTGACAATACTGGGACCAGCCGCCGTATAGCTGGGCTTAATAGCTGAATCTAAAAATTGAACTGTTTGGCCACCAATCTCCCAATTAATGATAAACGTAGACGTTGCAATTGACGACGATGTGAAAACTTGCGGCGTGATATCAATGATCGTCGTACCATTCGGAATGATTGCTAACTGTGATGGCGTGCCGACTGCTAACCAAGTGCTACCGTTCAGGTCTTCCCAAGCATGCAACGCTCGCGGAACACCGAGTGTCGTCGTGCTAAGATACGACGACCAGCCACCGAACTTCTGGATCAATCCGTCGCGGTAACGGATGAGCTGCGACGACGACACGCCTGCTTCGTTCAGCGTTGGCGTGCGCTCGACGTTAACTCCAGGGATCAGTCTAACCGAACCCCACGGCATTTATGTCCTCGGTGGCGTTACAATCGGTGAAGGTTGCTTGCTTGACCACCCCTCGGCATAGAATTTCTTGCGGTTCTCCTCGACTAATGCAGATTTCAGCAAGGTCTGATAATTCGTTTCCCATTGCTGCGCTTGCTGACTGACGAGCGGGCTGGCCGTTTGACTTTGCAAAGCAAATGACATCGCCGCGGCTGTAAACATGTCGGAAAAATATGTGGTCAATAGCGTAGTGATATTGGACGATCCGAGTGGCGCCGGTCGAACCGTGCCGTAAGCAAGCATGCCGTAGTCCTGATCCGGAGTGGGCGAGACAGTCACGCTGAACTGATCTCTCATCGCAAAGTATTGCGGGATCGCGTTGGGCTGGCTTCCCGTGGCATACAAATACGCAAGAGAAACAGGTAAAAGATTAACAGTGGTTCCAGTGGTGTAAGCAATAAGCTGATCAAGTACGACCATCGTGCCGGAACCTGAAGGTAAAGCCTGCAAACTATTACCGGCAGTAAAGGTCCCACTAATATCGGCAACAACGGTGGCAAGCAGATCGAGATCGCGATAGCAACGGTTCTCGGCAGCATCGATCGCTGCCGGAATAGCAATCGGCAAATTAATATCGGCTTGGATCGTCCCGCCTAGCTCGACAAAGCGCAGAACCAAATCGCTGTACGTCATCATACTGGGCCACCAGCGGCCGGCGTGGCCGTCCTAATTCCGGAATAGGCCATATCGAATTTCTTCCTGACCTCTTCCTTCCCGGCACTCTCCAGCAAGCTTTCGTATTGCTTCTCCCAGCTTTGCGCCATCTGCGGATTGTCGGATTGCTGGCCGAAATTCTGGAGATAACCAGATACGAAGATCATCGAGGCCGCTATGAACAGATCAGGCAGATACTGCGAGAGAAACGTTGTCCCATTGCTGGCGGACAACGGTAGCGGCCGGATAGTGCCGATCACCTCGACGGGATAATTCTGATCCGGCGAAGGACCAACAATGAGCGTGGTCTGATTGAAATGCGCGTAGAGATACGGGACCGATGTGCCTGACGTGGTCTCAAGCGGATAAAGGAAATCGATAGTTCGCAGCGCTGCCGGGATCAGCGAATTGCGCGTGCCTGTCAGCACTGTCGCTGTAAACGGCGTGACCACGTTGACAGCCTGGATCTGAACAAACGTTCCTGCCGAGCTAGGCAGCGCTAACGTCCGGCTATTAGCCGTAAAGGCTCCAGTCTGATCCCTCACTCGGTTTGCGATTAGGTTCAGATCACGAAAGATACGCTGTTCGCCATAGTCAATGGCATTCGGAAGCATGTTTTGGAAATTCACATCAGTCGTCGTCACCACCGCGAGCGCCCCGATCGAATTCACATAAGCGGTATAGTTGTACGGCATTAGCTAAACGTCGCGCCCTTCCACGCCCCGTTGTAAAACCAGAGCTTGTTATTCGCAGTATCGAACACCATTGGTGCGTGACCAGTAGTGCCGTTCGGCAGATTCGGAATTCCGGTCGGTGTTCCGTTACACGGCAGCGTCGTCGTAAAGCTTGCGTCAAAGTTCGTCGCTGAATTCTTGACATAGAGCGTACCAGTGCCACCACCTGTGTTCACATTGCCAGCCGGCACTGAGATACTGCCAAAGGTAGCGGACTTTGGCAGACCAGTAGATGCTTGGAAGATCGCCACCCGATCGGCAGTTGTCGGCACAACCAACGGCAATTGGCTGATGCCTTTGCCGAGAACATCAGTCAGCGGCACATAGCCAGTGACGGCCACGGTCGCATTATTACTGGATGCGATCTCTATGACTTCTTGACCGGACCACGGCAATGCGCCGGGTTGATACGGCGTCATTGCCGGGATAGTGCCGGGAGTTGCAACCATAGCTTACACCGGAGGTACGACAGTGCGCGTACCTTGCAGATTGCTTTCCTCGCGCTGCGTCGTATCCATCTGCGTGCGATCGGTGACCTTATCCATCTCCACGCGCGTGGTCATTTCCTCCATCGCATATGGTTCAGGGCGCGCATTCATGATCGGTTCCGGATCTGGCGGCAGGATCAGCACCCCGAGCTGACGCTGCGGCTCATCCAGCATGTCCGCACAAACCAAGATGTGAAGGTTCTCGATGTGCGTACCGCGCCAGTCGAACTGCCAGCACAGCTTCTCATGGTTCGTGATAAATCCTGATCGATCGCACGTTCCCCACGCTCGAGGATTGCGCGGGTTAGTAACAGTACGTCTAGGGTGAGGTCGCATGATTTACCTCCGGTAATACTGCGCGAGGCCCGGTGCCAGCATGAACCCAACGTTCTCAGTGTCCTGAGCCGCCGCGGCTTCCCATGCCTTATCAGCATCAGCGCTGCGTTGCTGTTCAAGTTGTGGTGCGTAGACGCGACTTAATCGATGCGCCAAGCCGGCAACTAAAGCATCGATCCAGCGATACGGGATATCCGGCGTTTCGCCACCGGCAAGGTTGGCGTCGAACTGCTGTGTGCAGCCGTACCAATCGAAGGTGTAGGTCGAATTCTGATCCGGCACTGGCCAGAACGTAACGGTCGGCGAGATCAGCCGGTCAAACCAGAACACGGTCGGCGGACCGAGAACCTGTTGATTGGAGAAGCTCAGATATTCGGTACGGCTGATCGGCGTTATGTAACGGCGCGATTCATTTGCCAGCCCGAAATTCAGGACGATCGAGGCGTCCAAGATCATAATGAACTGCGGCGGAATGCTGTAGGTAGCAGTGCCTTTGACCAGCGTCGTCTGGGTCCGGATCACCTCCCAGAGGTTCGGCGTCATGTTCGACCACGAACTGAACATGTAGTTCAATTCGCGGCGCGCAGTGAACATATGTTCCTGGCGAATCTCAGGCGCACGGATCTGTATCCGCTCGTAAGCGGATAGAACCAACTCACCGTTACTAGGCGCAAAGTTATAGGTGCCGCTCGAGGCCATCCTTGCCGTTTCCAGTCAGTGGGGGAACTGGCACTTCCTTCTTCGGTCGTCCTTTCTTCTTCGCTGGCGGCAACACCTCTGCCTGTGGTGCCGCCCGCTTGCCGATAAACTTCTCCCAGATATCCCGGTAAGCTGCCTCCACAGCTTCCCGATAACCTTTTACCACAGGCGAGTTCAAAAGTTCACCGCGCAGACTATTACGACAGGCGCGCAGCGTCTTAATATCGTCAGCCAACCGGACGGCAATCTCCACATACTGTTCCTTGGTGTCGGCAATCCACTCGTCGCGCCCCATGGCGTGGAGAACACTGGCCGTATTACGACCAGATGGTTGCCGGCCTCGCAGAGTGATAATCGGCAATCCCATGAAAATCTGTTCTAGCGCTACTACGCCACCACCATGGGGAAACGGATCAAGCTGGAGATCGGCCGCACGATAAGCCTGCATGTGTTCCGGATGGCTAGTGGCAATCAGAAAATGCAGGCGCTTCGGGTCGATGTCCGGCATTGCTTCCGTCACCCGCTTGATCGCATAAGGGCGGCGATAAGCCGAATCCTTCAGCCGCAGGACCGCGTCAGGCACCCGTTTCATAATCTCGGAGAAGACCTTCAAGCACTCAGCGGACAGCTTTTCATAACGAGCGGAACTGCCAAAGGTGATGTAGCCATTCTGCCGGAACGGAATGTGATCGGAACCATTGCCAATGCCGCCTTGACCCACATCCTCGTAAGTCAGAATGCATGGCAAATCATAGATCTTCTCGGCAAAGTATTGCCGCTCGTTCTGCGGCACCGATACCTCATCGGCAAAGAAATAATCTATCTCAGGCAACCCCGTTCCATGGGCGAAGCCCCATGCGCAGATTTGGATTGGCGCCGGCTTCCGTGTGAAGATCGTCAGACGATTACCATTGGTGTGGCCAGCAAGATCGACCAGAATATCGATCTCATCATTGCGGATCATGCGCTCAGCTTCATCATCGGTTTTCCCGACAAGATCTCGCCAGCGATCGCCAGCCGAATCCATAAATTGCTTGGTGAACATATCGGTATTCGGATCGACCGGAAGCGTAGAATAAAAATACGGCACCACAACATTCAGATCGTGATGCATAATTACATTACGGTAAATCATCGAAGCCGAATGTGTCTTGAAGTCAGGCGATACATAGCCAACTCGCAATGGCCGCGGCCATGATCGATCGTGAACGTTATGGCCTTTGACCGTTCCTTTATACCGATGAGCGCTGTACCAACGCTTACGCTGCGCCAATAAATCCTCTGGCGTGCAATCGCATAAGGTTTGAATGAAACAGCTATTCGGTCCGGCCAACGGATGTTCTGGTTGCTTATCGAGGATTTCATTATAAAGCGGAACCGCATCTGCCGCGTGACCAGCAGTCGCAAGGATCATCGCAAGCGCAAGCTTCGGATTGATCTCATTAGGATCTTTCGTCATGGCTACCGCACGTTTTCCTGCGGTCAACGCTTCATCAATACGGTCAGCATCCAACAACATCAGCGCGTGGTTCATCTCAATGACCGCATGTCCCTTATCGAACATCAACGCTCGTTCAATCGTCAGCAATGCTTCATTCAGATTGCCTCGCTGTACATACAAAATCGCAAAGTTCAATGTCGCGATGGCATTGCGCGGATCAGCCCGCAGCGCCTGACGATAATGCCGATCGGCATCATCAAATCGATTTGCAACTTGCGCCTCAACACCAAGCCTGATCCATTCATCCGCAGGCTCGACACCCTGTTGCGGCACCAACATATAATTCTGCATTCTACTGTCTCCAGTTATCAGAACAAATATCCACCGACCGCTACTGCTATAGTTGGTTGGTTAGCACCAGTACCTTGCGGGTTAACGAAAATACCAATCGTAGTGGTGCCAGGAACGTCGGCATAGATATCCCCTACATAAAATGACGTTTGAGGAGGGAGCGGCGAAAATGTGGACCCGCTTGCGCCAGCCATTGGGTTAATGATGTAAAAAGCCTGCGCGACGACACCAACAGTGGCGGTATTTGTGATGCTTGCGGCCGCTGTAGCACAAAGAACTTGGACGATCCCATAACCATTGTTCGTGCCGCCAGCCCCAGCCGTAGATAGCAGCGCAAGCCCGGCTATATACATTATCCTAAGAGTCTTACCTGACGGGACCGCATATAACGTCGTGACAGCAACCCGTGTATTGCCAGTATATAGAGTGATACTAGCGAGTAGGTTGTTATTCTGTACGCTTGTACCCGTAAAGTATAGCAATACCTGCGTCTGACCAGACTGTGCCATCGTCACGCCACCGCTAATACTGACAGTGCCAGTAATCACCTGCGAGCCGCTAACATTTATCGTTCCTAATAAAGTGACGATCGTGCCAACCGATGAAACTGTAACCAGCGAAACGGTGCCGGTGACATTCGTCGTATTGCTGACAATGGTGACATTGACAGTTCCAAGTAACGTGACAACAGTGCTGAGAACGCTCAACGTTTGCGTTTGCGCTAACCACACCAACTGCGCAGTGTTGCTGGTCTGTCCAGTAAACGTTGTGCCGATACCGCCGCCGCCGCCGCTGATCGAAACTGTACCGCTAACTTGAGCGCTGACCGACAATCCAGGCACAACGGTGACGACCTGAGTGCCGAGAATTGTGACGACTGTCAGGACTGAGACAATGGTTGATATCACACCCATAGTCTGGGTCGGAGCCAGCCAGATCGGTTGACCCGTGGTCAAAGCGGATTGCGTGGTCGTGACCGTCAATCCTGGCGCGGTGACATTGATTGTGTTGCCGACAGTGACCGTACCGCTGACCACAGCGCTAACCGACAATCCCGGCACAACCGTCACGACCTGAGTACCGAGAATTGTGATTATGGTACTGAGCGCAGTGATCGATACGACGTTGACCGTGCCGACTACGGTAGCCGTCACAGTACCAGTCACCACCGCAATGATGCCGGTCGCAGTTGCGGTAAGTCCAGAGCTAGCTGTCGTATAGGCAGCCTGAGACTGCGCAATAGTACCGCTAATATTAACTGCACCTAATAAGGTAACAATCGTTCCAACACTCGAAATGGTCACCAAACTGACAGTGCCACTGATAACCACCGTGCTGGTAACGTTGACCGTGCCGGTAGCAACAGTCACGGTCATGGTCTGTGTGGGGGCGAGCCACACTCCCATAGCCGTGGACATGGCACTCTGAGAGGTTGCTGTAGCCGGCGCGCCGCCCGCCGCGCCCGCGACTACGTTCACCAAAACGGTGCTGACGATGCTATTGACGATAGCCGTGACAGTGCCGGTAGCAACAACTATCAATCCGGTTGCAGTCGCAGTCAGGCCGCTTGATGCAGTCGTGTAGGCTTGCTGAACAGGTGCAACGTTAACCGTTCCCAATAACGTCACCACCGTGCCGACCGATGAGACCGTGACTAATGAAAGAGTGCCGGTCCCAATAGCTGAGATCGAGCCGCCTGGAACAAGCGACATCAGCACCGTGCCAAGCAATGTAACGACGGTGCCAACGCTAGATACTGTCACCAGCGAGACTGTGCCAGTCACTACAGCCGTCACAGTGCCGGTGGCCACTACGATCAATCCTGTTGCAGTGGCCGTTAGTCCCGATGAGGCCGTCGTATAGGCAGCCTGTGAGATCGCGACGGTGCCAGACACTACGGCGGACACCGACACTCCAGGCACGACACTCACGACTTGCGTACCAAGAATTGTAACGATCGTGCCGACCGACGATATCGTAACAAGCGACACAGTCCCGCTGGCGACCACATTGAGTGAGGTGCCAGTGACGCTGACGACATTGCTAACGGATATCGTCCCGGTCGCGATATTCGATACCGACACCACACCAGTCACAACCGCAGTCACGGTGCCAGTTGCTACGACGATCAATCCGGTTGCGGTTGCTGTAAGTCCCGAGCTGGCCGTAGTGAATGCAGCTTGAGAGACTGCAACCGTACCACTGATATTCACCGCACCAAGCAGAGTGACAATGGTGCCAACAGATGAAATCGTTACCAACGAAACCGTGCCAGACACCAACGCAGATGGCACAATAGCTACGTTAACCGTTCCCAGAACAGTCACGATGGTGCTGACCAAAGACAGAGTTTGCGTCTGAGCGAGCCAAACAAGCTGCGCGGTATTGCTAGTCTGTCCAGTGAATGTCGTACCCGGTGCGGCACCTCCCGCGACAACGTTAACTTGAACGGTACTCAAGATCGTAACGACCGTGCCGATCGTGCTGACCAGACCGACCGTCTGTGTCGGAGCTAGCCACACTCCGATGCCGGTACTGAGTGCCGATTGGGTCGTGGTATTTGCCAAGCTCGAGATCGATACGCCGACTACGCCAAGCAACGTAACAATGGTGCCGACTGAACTGACAGTGACTAAAGATACAGTGCCACTCGCGACCACATTCAACGAGGTGCCTGTCACCGAAACCACATTGCTAACCGACACGGTGCCAGTCGCGATGTTCGAAACAGAAACAACGCCAGTGACTACGGCAGTCACCGTGCCGGTCGCTACGACAATCAATCCAGTCGCTGTTGCAGTCAGGCCGCTCGAGGCCGTCGTAAACGCAGCACCCGAGAATGAAAGCGTACCGCTAACCAATGCTGACGGTGTGATGCTAACCAGCACAGTACCAAGCAACGTGACTACCGTTCCGACCGAACTGATAGTGACCAGCGAAACTGTGCCAGACGCAGCAACTGCAACAGTGTTAGAAACCGAAACCGTGCCAGTAACCACCGCACTGACCGTGCCGGTAGCCACCACAATCAAACCAGTAGCCGTTGCGGTTAAGCCCGAGCTAGCCGTTGTAAATGCAGCTTGCGAGAGGTTAACGGTGCCACTGACTTGAACGGTACTTAGGATCGTAATCAGTGTGGAAACGACACTGATCAATGTCGTGCCGCCGCCGCCGCCACCCACCATCCAGACAGGAAGTCCGGTAACGCCGCTTAAGCCAGATGCAGTGGTAGTTGGTGTGATCCCGCTGATTTGAACGGGACCAGAGATTACGACCGTTCCTAACACAGTCGAGATCGACGCAACGTTCTGGATCGTTCCTGTAACCGGCACCGTTCCAGAAACCGATACCGTGCCGGTGACGACGGCCGAAACAGTCCCGGTCGCGACAACGATTAGTCCGGTTGCCGTCGCGGTTAATCCACTCGATGCTGTAGTGAATGCCGCTTGCGACAGGATCACCGTGCCGCTGACCTGAACGGTGCTTAAGATCGTGATTAGGGTCGAGACAACACTGATCAGCGTCGTACCGCCGCCAGCCCCGCCGACCATCCACACCGGCAGTCCAGTAACACCAGACAATCCAGACGCGGTCGTGGTTGGAGTTATACCGCTGATCTGCACCGGACCTGAAACGATCACGGTGTTCTGGATCGTGACGATAGTCGAAATCAGCGACAGAGTTTGCGTTTGCGCTAACCACACCAATTGCGCTGTGTTGCTAGTTTGACCCGTGAACGTCGTGCCGAGCGCGCTGACACTTAATTGCGTTGGATTAGCCACCCACACCGGAACGCCAGTAACGCCAGACAATCCAGATGCAGTTGTTGTTGGCGTCACCGCGGACAACTGAACCGTACCGCTGACATTAACGGTGCTGAGAACCGTGACGATTGTGGAGATCAGTGACAACGTCTGCGTTTGCGCCAACCATACTAGTTGGGCCGTGTTCGACGTCTGACCCGTAAAAGTCGTGCCGGGTGCGTTTGCCGCACCGGGTGGATTGGCCATCCAAACCACCATGCCGGTCGCAGTTGCGGTTGGCGTGCTGGCCGTAACCTGAACAGACGAAATCTGGATCGTACCGGAAACCTGAAGTGTTCCCAGAACGGTCACGATAGTGCTGATCAAACTCAACGTCTGGGTTTGCGCTAACCAGACAAGCTGCGCCGTATTTGATGTCTGTCCAGTAAATGTTGTGCCGGGTGCAGCGCCACCAGCGACAACGTTAACCGCAACAGTGCCGAGTACCGTGCCGACAGTACTGATGACCGCAAGCGTTTGCGTGGCAGCAAGCCATACCAATTCACCCGTCGCAGCCGTTTGCGTTGTGGTGGCAACCACAGCAGTCGAGATCGACACCGTGCCACTGACCAACGCACTTCCCGTCAACGAAACAACCGTCGTCGCGCCGCCGCCGGGTGCGATCCACACCGGAAGACCAGCAACACCACTCAAACCCGAACCTGTAGTAGTCGGCGTGATACCGCTGATCTGAACAGGACCGGACACATTGATGGTGCCGAGAAGCGTAACCACCGTGCCGACCGATGACACCGTCACAAGCGAAACGGTCCCGCTGACCAGCGCACTGCCGGTTAAGGAAACCACGGTTGTGTTGCCGCCAGGATTGGCTACCCAGACCGGCAAGCCTGTGACACCGCTTAAGCCGCTGGCCGTCGTCGTAGCCACAATCGATGAAATCGAGATCGCCGCCGCTTCAGACACCAGTACGGTGCCAAGCAGGGTGACGATCGTTCCGACCGAGCTAACCGTCACAAGGCTGACGGTGCCGGACACCACCGTGGTATTGCCGCCAGGATTACCGACCCATACCGGAAGCCCCGTGACCCCCGACATGCCGCTGGCAGTGGTCGTGGGCGTTAGGCCGCTAACTTGAATCGGATTGGATACGGTGACCGTTCCGGATACGACGGTCGTATTGCCACCGGGATTGCCAACCCACACCGGCAAGCCTGTCACACCACTCATGCCGGATGCAGTCGTGGTCGGCGTCAGCCCCGAGACAGAAACGGTGCCGGACGCAACCGATACCGTGCCGGACACCTGAACCTGACCCGACACTTGCGCAGTGATCGTTTGCGCCGGCCCGAGCCACACCACCGCGCCCGTCACGCCTGATTGTCCGGACTGGGTAGTGGTGGCAACCGCGGTCGAAGAGAACGAAGCACCCGAAACACTGACGGTGCCGCTGACCTGAACCGATCCGCTGACTTGCGCGGTAACCGTCTGGGTAGGGGCGAGCCATACGATAGCGCCCGTCACAGCCGCTTGGGTCGTGGTCGCTATGGCCGTCGAGGCCCCAATCGCGACATTCAAAGTCTGGGTCGGAGCCAGCCATACCAAGGCGCCCGTGCCGTTCGTTTGGGTCGTGACGGCTAGCGCAGTAGTCGAAAACCCAGCCGCAAACGACCCGGCAACGATCAGCCCGCCAGTCGGCGAAATCGATAACGGTTGCAGATTGCCGCTGGCATCAACCGCGCCCATTGCCACGCCGGCAGCCGGTGCCGCGTTCGAATAAGCGCCTAGATCGGGAGGTGAGTTTCTGCCGTTGGGGTCGGCCATGGCCTGAACCCCACTACGTCAATTCGCGGATTACCGCATTGAGGCGATCGAGCTTCGCTTGCAGCTTGCGGCCAAGATCATCGGCCTTTGCGGCGGATTCGCCAGCACGCTGAGCCATTATTCTAGCGCGGCCGACTTCATCCTTGGCCTGCTGTTCCGCAATCCTAGACGCAGCGTTTCTCGCTTCCATATCCTTGCGGATACCCTCGATGTCGCCTTGGACTTTCTTGGCGTAATCTTCAGCCTGCTTCATAAGTGCGGTAGCTTCTGCTTCAGTCTTCTTCTTCACTTCCAAGGCTGATGCCGCCACTTCGCCAGCACGCTTGTTGGCAGCATCTATTGTTGCCTTGGCTTTCTCCTCCGCTTCCTTACGAATGGATTCGGCTTTCTCTTGCTGCTGACGCGCATTAGCCAGATTGCGATCAACCTCCTGCTTCGCATTCTGAAGGCTTTTGCCAAGACCGAGATCGGCAAGCGCCTTCTCATTCCTCTCGGCAACATCAGCCAGTTGGTTCAGCCGATCAGTAAATTTCGAGCCGCCTTTCATAGCGACCGAAACATCACTCTCGTGCGTTCCACCTATGGTGCCGGTCGGGTCAGCCATCATTCAATCCTGTAGCCAGCTTACGCCATTGCAGATCACAGGTCCGGCAGATGTGCCGCCACCTGTCACCGCACCAAGCCAAGTCGTCGCAGTAGCATTATCGGTAACAAATCCTCTCGTGCCGCGGATAGCAGTATTGCAAGCCGGCAACGCAGACACCGTGCCGGGACCAAGAATCGATGCCGCTGGCGTATTGGTGCCAGTCGGCTGCGCATATGCCAAGCCGACAGTAGCAAAACCCACAAACGGCAATAGACCAAAACATCTCATGGGCTGCCGATTCCCGCCTGGATGACGGTAAAGCGCATTGTTCCGGTTCCGGCCGCAATCAAAAACCGTACTGCGGTCACCGGATCATTGATCGGACCATCGAGAGATCCGGTCTGATTTAGCAGGGTCGGGTGGTTGAATGGCTGCGGCGTAAAAACTCCCGCAGGCAGATTATTTGGATCATCGTAAGTGTACTGCGCAGTCCATGTCGCAGCGCCACTCTGTAACACTCCCGACAATTCGATGTTAGTCGGCGAGACATGCCAATTCATAATCTGCCACATTGTCGAGGCAGTACCGCCCGTCGTGCTGATACCAACCGACACACTGTTCGCAGTAGCTGCCGGGATCAACGTCGTACCAGACGATGACCCTTGAATAGAAATGATCTTGGAATAATCCTGCGCCGATACGGCGAAGGTTGCATTCGTGCCTGCTAAGAATTCCGTGACCGTGAACCCAGCTTGGTTCAGCCCGACAATGCGAAAGAAAATGCCACTATCGTTACCAACCGAGCTGACTAACGCCCTTTGCTGAAGGCCAAACTGCGCAAAGCTTGGCATGATGGTCGTGGCAAGGGCCAATGGCGCATTGGTCGCCGCAGCCGCATTAACAATATACGTTGCGTTGCCGGTCCCAATTTGAAAGGTAATTACATTCGGCAGCGCCATCGAACGCCTCTCTTAATGTCGTGGCGCTCTATCCTGCCTGTGTCGGACCGCGCCGCCATCCATTTTAGCCGACACCGCAATGCCGGGAAATTTCTTCTTCACTCTGGCGCGAATTTTGGCTTTCAACGCCGGTCCGGCATGCTGTGACGCTCGCGCTAAAGCATTCCTGGCGTGGCTCGCATCCGGTATCGGATAGGACCGATCCGGTCCCGCAAATGTTGACGAAGGCAATGCCTTGCGTTTTGCCGTCGTCAACTTAGCCATTAGTCGCCGCCTTGTTCCTTCGGCAGTGATTCTGAAGACGAGGTGTGATGTGCTGTCGAAAGCGGAGAGGTATCTGCACCAACCCCGCCACCGCGCTTACGTCCTGGCCGATCGAGCCGCGGACGTACTGCACCACCCGTCATACGATGCGCAACCGCACCACCAGCCTTCTTGTGATGCTTGGCGCGACCACCATGCTTCTTTGCTTTCTCGTGACCGTGTTCTGAGGGGTGTTCGGCTTCCTCGATCACATCTGGATTGCCGGCTGCCACTTCCAAAGTACGGCCGCCGCCCTTCTTGTGCTTGCCATGATGTTTGCGCGCCATCGATTCTCTCCTTACGACGTGCCGTTAAACTGCGCCACACCGATCAGACTGGTGTAGTTCAGTGGCGTGCCGAATATAGCATTTTGCAGTTGGACGTTCTGGAAAATCGTGATGCGCTTCACGCCATCAAGCGGCGCACCAGCCGATGCCGAACCTGACGCACTGCCGACCAAGATCGTAGACGCATTGATCATGCCGCGCACATCACCAGACGTACTATTGGCAGGCGTAGTCACCGCGGCCGTCCACCCAGTGGAGTTAATTGCAAATCCACCGTTGTAGAACACGTCAGAGAATTCCCAGCGATCGGATCGGATATTAAATCCAATGCTGTTGTCAGTGCCGACACTGCACGTCGCATTAGCCGTCGTGCCAACTACAACCGTCTGAATGTTCGCAATGTATTTCCAAGCTTTCAGGCCACGCACTACAGTGTTGCCGTTAAGAGTGATCTTCTCGGTCATGGGCTGATTGTAAATATCGTAGCCACTGACCAGAATCACGCCAGTCTGCACCGCACCGGATACGAATTGCAGATTGCGTGCTATACAAGCCCACGGGTCCATAGCCGCGCCTAAACCCGCAAGACGATATGGCTCAGCCGCATTCGGCGTGGCCGCAGCCGGCCCAAACGGTGTCGCATACGGGACAAGTTGACTGTAGAGATTCCCCTGTCCGATCGGGTTATTATTCGACCCAGTGGCTGGTGACGGTGCGACTTGCAACGTCGTCACGTTGGCCGTCGAGCCAAAACCCATCACTTGCGTGAACAATGGCACGTTGGTGGTGCCACCGCAACCCGGCAAGCACAACCACTGGCCAAGCGTAAAATAGCGATTGTCCGTCACAACAATCGTTGAATTGTTGGCCGTCGTAGTGCCGGTCATAAAGCCGAAGTCGATCGCGCCAACCGTTACCACTTGCTGCGAGTTCAATGGAATAATCGGCACGCCAGGACAGAACACCGGCACGTTCGCAGCCGTACCGGAAACAGCAGTAACAAGACCTGTAGCCAAGCCGCCGACCGTCGCACTAAGACCTACGGTGACGCCGATCGATGTCGAAGATGACGCTGACGGTACAGCATCAACGCTAACCGAATAGAATGCATTGTACCAACCATGCATTCTTCCCGGCGACAGACCATCTTTAGGCTGCGGAGAAAAAATTGGATTGCCAATCAGATCGCCTTGATAACCAATCGACGGACCATCGAAGGCCTCGATCCTGCTATCCAACATCGATCCAAGAACAACGCCCGGTCCTCGGAATACTGTCTCAGCCATTTGTTAGCTCCGAAGACTTTTGTTAGCTCGTAGCAAATTCACCCCACGCTGCGCGCGGATCGTTGTAACCGAAACTATACCTCTCATATGCTTTCACGAGTAAGTTATCAGTTACGTTGTCCACCCACATATCAGACTCGTAGGGAATTCTCAGCATGTGAATCAGTCCCTCAATATTTGTTGTGAGGAACCAAGCAAAGTTTGACGTGAGAAAGTCCAGAACAATAAATCCTTCTGGAAGTCCTCCTGATAAAGTTAAGATTGCATTAACGTCGTTATCTGCCACGCCCGGTCTTAATTCTGTCTTGGTAAGTCGTATTGCGATAGGTTCAAGATTCGGAGGAACAATCAAACGACGAGCGCGCGACAAAATACGAAGTCCGCGTTCATTCACAAACTGAACACGAACGTTCGTCATATCAGCAAGAAGTGTCGATTCATTAAGGCTTTTCGGCACTGTCGAAGTGTTCGCCCAAGTGCCGCCATCAAACGGATGCGCAGTCGAGAACAACGCTTGACCGTCACCGATGATCGAAGCTTGATACGTCGTGCCGAGATTGAGAATATTTGCTGCTTGTATTTCTTTAAATTGCGCAAACGCTTCTTGTAACTTCAAGTTCGTTGGATTGAATTGCGCCTTATAAATATTATCATCTATAGCTTTTCTTGTGATCGAGTAACCTAAACTCACCTCAATATGTATAAACGCCCAAGTGAAACGTTCACCAGCGTTGTTATCAAATTGAGTTGCCGCACCTTCATCTTTTAGGAACGGCAATGCAGTGAACGCCATCTGCGTTGAGCGTTCAACTGCGAGGTTCGATTTGCGCGTCGTGAAGACTTTGTCCCACTGACGCGGGATCATGTCATACGAACCTCTGACATCAAACAAACCGGGGAGAAGCTCCGACCTAATGTTTGCGAGGGCTATCGGCACGGATTGCCTCCTTGCGCATAACGCGATGTGCCGCTAAGATATGCGGCATGAAGGAAGAATGGCGACCTCTGCCGATCGCAGAGTTTTCCACGTCTTACGAAGTCAGCAATTTCGGACGTGTGCGCGGCATCGCCAGAATGCGCCGCAACAAAGCTGGCTCCATTTCGCCAGTCAAACCCCGCATGCTTTCTGTTTACGAAGGCACTCGCGGTTATATGTCTGTTTTTCTTCGTGCCAACGGTAAGGCCAAGTGCGCGGCGGTTCATCGTTTGGTTGCGCTGGCATTCATTCCTAATCCGGCGAGCCTGCCGGAAGTCAACCATATCGACTTCGACAAGACCAATAACGTGGTCACCAATTTGGAATGGTTGACCCGCGTCGAAAATTACCTTCATGCCGCTACAAACGGACAGCACCCATTTCCGCGCGTCATTACCGAAACTCGCATCGAAAGCATCAGGCGTTGGCATCAAAGTGGTGTAAGCCAACGACTTATTGCAGCCCAATTCGGTGTCACTCAAAGCACCGTTTCGCGGATCATAAATGGCAAGCGACGAAAGCACTGCGGTTTACTCCGTTAACCGTGCGTGATCGTGCGATTCAGTTGGAAATTGAACGACACGACAACCCAGTTATAGTTCGTAGTCGGGTCCGAACCGTTCCCGATTCCCTGGAACATCGAATAGACTTTGAACGGCAGGAAGCTCGACGTAGTGCCAAGACCTGTCGTCAGTGTTGATTGATCGAGCGTGGCGATTGAATATCCGCCGCCAGTCGTGACCGGCGCACCGGAAGTAAAATTTACGTTGTAGCCGATATTGTTTGTTCCGATCGCTGTTAGAAGCGATGCAGCGAGGAACAGCGCATTAGGCGCCGAGATAACATAAGCCGTTGCGTTCTGCGCAACTCCCGATCCAGGCCAGAACGGTGACCATGTCGGCAACGGAACGCCAGCCGTTGGAATGTAATAACAACCCTGGAAGATGCCGACGATCGGTTGAGTAGTCGCCAGCGAATTAGTGGCTTGGATAATCGTGCCGGCAGGAGAGGTCGTGAAAGTGACCGGATCGCCGAACCCGATCTGCGTTGCATAAGACGACGCGATCGTAAAATTCTGCAACTGCATGTCAGGGGCGCCGCCGCTGACATACCCGACGTGCTTGAAGCCGAATTGAGATTGAATATTCGCCATAACAGCGACTCCGAGCGGGTTATGCACCCCGCCCGACAAGCACTGCCTTGGCGAATGTGAAAGGAACGGTTCAGATCTGAACCGGGTTTCGACAGCAATACAATGAGAATTTCACTAAAATGTCAAGCGACGGCCTGAAGCACAGTCAGACCGTTTGCACCGGGCGGCACGACAATCGATGGCGATGAGGACGGCACAATCGGCGGCGACTGAGCCATCATTTGCTGCTGTTGCGCCAGCAATTTCTGCTGTTCGTTCGCCCATTCCAGATAACAGCCGGCATAATCGTATGGCCCAACGTGGGATATACGATAGTTAATTGCCGCCCAGACCTGTCCGCCCATCCTCCCCCAGCGAATGCAAAACGACAGATCCTCACTGACTATGCCGCGATCCGGTATCTCAAGCTTCTCAAAAGCGCGGATTAGCCGGTTACAGCCGGCAGCTTGCAGCATCTGCACGGCAGGATGCAGCCTAAGCCGCGTATCAATCAATTCCGGCATAGCCTGGACGAACTTAACCATCACATCGCGCCGGATCAGCGTGCAGCCCATGCCAACCCCTTCGACCAACATGAAATTGCCGCGGCGTTGCGTCGAATAATCCCCATTGCCGGACCCGGCCCAGGACGGCGGGATCTTCCGCTGCGGATAGATCGCCCCCACGATCGGCTCATCCAACAGCATCATGTCCAAGACCATCTCGGACGGGAACGCCATATCCGCGTCGATAAACAGCAAGTAATCGAAGTTCGGCATGGTATCGAACCAGATCGTGGCCGCCATCGATCGCAACTCGGCAATATCCGGAAAGCTCAAAGTCGATACCGAACCACCAATGCCTCGCGATCCAAGCACCTGAACCAGATTATGCGTCGTCATAAACGTTGAAGCGCTGATTTGCTGGCCGAATGCCGGCACAAAGATAAAGACGCTTTTCATGCTGCTTGCCTTTGCTTGTCGACCATGCGGCTAAAAGCTTGCGCTGACTTAAGGGTTTCGGTCGCCGATCGAACCAGCAATTTTGGATAATCAGTCCAGAATTCGAAGTCCAACGGCATTTCCCAATGCTTCCAGCGGATCTCATCTTTCCATAGATAATAGGTGTTCCACAACAACGGACTGCCGCGAAGCGCACTTTCAATCCTGTCTTCATCAAACTGGATATGTTCGATCATCGGAAATTTGGTAATGAAGTTCAGGCTTCCCTCATTCTCCCAGACAATAAAACGATGATGGTGGTAACCACGCCAGTACGCATTAGGGCCACCATCCACCCCGCGCGCAATCTCGCAGACCGGCGACGGTGTCTCGATATAGCCCGCCTTGGCGACCCGCTGCATCTCAGCCATCAATAAAAACGGGTCATGCATATCCTCTAAGGTGTGCCGGCAATAAATGAAATCTACTTCCTTGTCGTCAAATGGCAGCGCTGTACGAGCGAAATCATGCCTCACCAACCGGAAGCTTTCCGGTGGTGGCTCGATATCCATAGCCTTCCAAGCCTTCTCCAATTCCGTGCGATCGACCCGGTCTAGGCCGATATCGGCTCGCCGGAACGGGTTATGACCACAACCAACATCGACCACCAATTGCCGCGGGGCGATGACATGGTCAGTCAGCCAATCAGTAATGATAGGGATTGGATACCAATAATGCGCATCGTCCTTAACCAGCACTAGAGAAACTCCAGATGCGGCGGAGCCGGCGAGGCCGGAAAGTCTCGCTTACCTTCAGTGTAGTCGAACAGCCACTTATTAGTATGCGTCTGCAAGCACTGCGTGCCGCATCTAGACCGCGGATCGAATTCATCCGATGCTAAGTATCGAACGATCTCCCAATATCGATCACTTTCCCAGATTGCCTTGAATCGCTGTTTCTCTTCACCAGCGATCCACCCCATGTGAAATTTCCTGTACTTGGAATTAAAGTGAAAACCGCATGTAGACACCAATCCATTGCCTGAAATCTGTAACTGAAATGGAGGTCCAAGACATCGCGAGTACTGTCGCTTTCCTTCATCGGCCAGCCTATTCCACTTGACTATGATGCGTAAGTCCTCATCCCCCATGGCTTCTGCTTGCTTGAATGTTTCGTAAAGTGCGTCATACTTGCTGTAATCCATCCCCAGGAAGCCATCTTCGTTATCCGAACAATGCTTAAAGATCACATAGTGTGGTCGAAGCTGGCGACCAAGTTTAGCCAGCGGCAGGATCTGGTCGCCCATCGACGGCATGGTGACCATCTGCATATTGACTGTGCATTGCAAATTGTCGCGCCTTACGATCTCCATAGCGTCCCTGATATTCTGCACGACGCGGTCGAAGAATACCTGTTTCACTCCCATAATTTCAGCGTAACGCTTGCGTTCGCCCGCGCTAAAATTGAAGCGGAGATACGAGATGTGGGGAAGGATGCGCTCTAGGACCGGGCGCGTAAGCGCAATACCGTTCGAGCCAACTCCGATCTTAATGCCAAGCTTGGCTGCGTGTTCAATACTTTCAGCGTAATAGGGAACCAAAGTGCTCTCGCCGTCCGAGATAAGCGATATCCCCTTGACGCCAATTTCTGCGGCATCGTCCAAGTAGTCCAAGGCGATCTCTTTGGTAATCTCGCCACCTTCACTGGCTTGCATTTGCGAGAAACAAAACGTACACGCTGCCTGACACCGCCGTGTCCAAGCGACATCCATCGATACGGGCGCAATTTTCTCTCCTCGCTGCCACGCTTCAACACGATCGCGCCACCAACCAACTTTCGTGCCGTCCAAAAGGTATTCATGGATGTCGCTCATAGCTTCGCCCGCTGTTCTGGCGTCATCGCACGACGCAACTTGCTGTCATCGCCCATGCTATCCTTGAAGACTTCAGCCGGCAAACCGCGCGCCCGCAGCGCTTTTTCCAAATCCAACATCACCTCACCTTGCGTTGAGTTCGGAATACCAGCACCGAACCGGATGGTGACATGATAGAAGTCCTTATTCATGCTTCGGCCCTGGCTTTTCCCTGTACCACCAGAGGTAACGCTTTGCGTCCAGAGTTATAAGACCAATAGCCGTATAAAGCGCAAACAGAATTGCTAGCGATAAAATGATAGTTCCACGTTGATACGATCTAGCAAGCCCAACTCCCAAGGCAATCGCACCCATTATCGCAAACAACCACTGCCTCATCCCTTCGCCCGTTCGTTTTTATAGCAATCAGTATACTCAACAAGTAACGTCGATCCGTTCTCATCCAAGGCCGCCTTATAGGCCGGAATAATCTGTTCTACATTCCCTAGCCGCACCACCTTGATCCTGCGCGTCATCAGACTAAAGGCCTCAGTGAAATCATCGTCATGCTGCGGCCCAGGATTAAAAGGTATCGTGGACGGAATAGCCGTGCGAATAATCACCTTCGGATTGTATCCCTCGTAAGAATACAGTGGCAGCCGATCGAGATGATTGATCGCTTGGTTCCATGCCAATAAGAAGAAATTCCACCGCGGGAAGATACAGACCGGCAACAGGCCTTCCAGTGCCATACCAATGCAGAAACCCATCTGCATATCTTCAGCGACCGGAAACTCCCAGCGCTGTGACGGGATCGCATGGATCAGCGTTTGGCTCATGGTCGTACCGCCATGCAGCCCTACACCCTGACCGATAAAGATCGCATCACGGCGCGCGCAAAGCTTCATCGCCTCGCACAACGCACTAAAATACGACAAACGTTCCGATGCCAACGTGGGGGCGGTTAAGCTCATATTGATAGACCGTCTTGTCTGGTGCCGTCTTGAACACGCCCTTCCCCCAAACCTCGCGCGTATTCGTGGTCACCGACTTCCCGTTATCCTCGATGATCCAGTGGACAGGTAAGTCGTGTCCCATACAGTACTGCTGACATTCATGGTAGATGCCAGTTCGGACGGCCATGTCACCCACGAAACAGTGTACCACTTCCCGACCGTGACGACGTTTGATGGCCCAAGCAATTCCAGTGGCAATGGGACAGATGCCACCGACAAGCGCTGACGAAAGAAATTTATAGGCAGGGAAGCACAAAGCGATGCTATGGCCGTCAAGAATCGCCTTCTTGACCTGTGTGGGCGGTACACCTCGCAGTAATGCATGATAATGCGCCCTCCAAGTACACAGCACCCAGTCATAGCTTTTAATGCCGGAAAAGATACGGATCAGTTCGTGTTCGTTGCCACCGGCCAAATGTACCGGAGATTTGATCGCACCAGCCGCAAATAGCTGTTCGATATCCCGTTCGAAATCCATCAAATCCTTGGCATTTAGAAATTGGCTCATTGCCGGTCCGCTGCATCACGCATCAAAGCTTCCATGACTGAATCGTAATCACTCAGCACCTTAACCTCTTCGCCCTTCTTACAATCCATACCGCAGACGCCAATCATGTCGGTCCAATCCCGCATTTGATAGACCTTGCCGCTATCATCAGTACCGATCAGCCAGCCCAGCTTGAGGTTTTCCGCGGCCTTCATAGGATATCCGATGGGCTAACCACCCGGTTATTGCCGCCCAGGATTGCGTCATTCTGAACGTGGGCGTTGCCGTTGGTCACCTCAAAACGATTGTCGTGCGTGTCGTATTTGAACCAAATATCGCGCTCGTTATTACCTTCTAGCCATAGATTGCGCGTCTGGTTGTTGCCGCCGGTTCGGATCACGATCCCCCGTTCCGTGCAATACTCGATCGCACCACCAGTGAATTGGCAACCGCCAGCATCCTCCAGCCACGCCCCGATCCGCAGATTCTCCAGTATCGGATTAACGAACCGGCAGGCCGTCGTCTGCCAATGCGACGGCTGCGTGACCTTGTCGAGCCACAAACCGATACAATCGTAGCTGCCGCCAGGACCGAAAACCTTGTCGTCGTGTGGCGTCACCGAACAGTTGTTCAACTCGGTCAGCACGCACCAATACATGCTGATTGCCTTAGATCCTGGCACACCAACACCAAGCGCATGCACCCGAACCAGACTATGATGGATTGAATTCAGAATAAACGTGTCGGTCGTATTGCCATTCGGCATGATATAGAAATTGTCGATCAGCATATTGAATTGGCCACCACCACCGGGGCCGGTCGACACACCATCAAACGTAATCGCCGGACCGGAGCCGGTATGGCGCAGAAGCACATTGCCTTCGCCCACACATTCCAATCCATTGATCGCTAAGTTCGGCCATGTCGAAAAGTTATAAACCCCTTCAGGGAAGACCACCCGCGGCAGCGGTCGATTTGCCGCTTTATACTCGCGCAAGTCTTCTGCCAGCGTTGCCAATTCATCGGCATTGTCACTGCCGCCGGTTGGATCAAAACTGAATTTCTCTACGACGTTCCAACTCATGTCACAGCCTCAAGGAGCGCATGCAACAAGCCAAGATGCGCAGTTTCCACGATGCCGTAATTCTTCGACGGCACATAAAAATTATAATGACCCAAACTGCGCAGCCGGTTGGTTTCCTCGAAACCCGTAAACGTAATGATCCCGGCCTTAGCCATCTCGACTGCTTGGCAGATATTCTTGCTTTCTCCGGACGACGATATCGCGATCAGAACATCACCAAGCCCGTTAGCTCGCGCGATCTGCATGCTGAATACATTCTCATAACCATAGTCATTCGACAGACAAGTCAGCGCCGCCAGATCATTAAAACACCGCGTATTGAACCGGCCCTTATTCATAAAGTCGGTGGCCATATGAGAAGCAATAGCGGCCGAACCGCCATTGCCAATAAACATCAATTGGCCTTCCCCTTGCTTACGCATGTGCTTTAGTCGTTCGACCACAGCATCAAAGTCTGGATAGATATTATTGCATACACGACCCAGTGCCTTGTGCCATTCGACCAGATACATCATGCCAGCAACGCTTCGACAGTCTGGATCAATTCATTGCGTCGCACATTGCGACGGTGACCGACTATCGTCGTCTTGATCGCACCGGAAACATTCCCCGCAAACGCCGCAGCCTCCACCTCCAGGCCAGTAGCAACAAGCGGAGCCGCAACCGCAAGAAACGCATCGCCGGCACCCATCGTGTCCAGCCCACGACTAGAGAACGCCGGGATCATATCACCAGACAAAGCTCGCGCCCCAGACTTCGCTCGATATCCGGCCCATGAGCCATTCTTACCGGCAGTAATAATGATCTGTGGCGCATCAACCAGATTGCATAGCCAATCGCCGAGATTGACCAAATTCCCGGTCCGTCGCTGGGTGGCCAATCGAGCTTCCGGTTCGTCCACGACAATCAAGTCGGCCTTGCGATAATGCGTGATTGGATTAAAACCAACATTGCCAGCGTTCGTCTGCGCATTCGCCGCCAAAAACTTGGCATGGCTCACCACATCGATCGCCCCGTGAAGCATTAAGCCATGACCAAAATCGATCACTACAATTACATCCGATACACGCACCTTGTCCGACAGTTCACGCAGGAACCGATCGTCGTGTCCTATATCCAGCCGCTGGTAAACCTCAAACAGCTTTCTGGTGAAGTCTTGATCCACAAACCGTGTCTTCCTGATAGCGTGACCACCCGACAACCAAGTCGAATCCTTGAATTCGCCTTGGCGGGAAGCGGCTACAATACCGCCCTGAAACTCTTCCGCGCTTTGTTCGGCCGTCGCCAAAATAAACTCTTTCGACGGCTTCCCTAGACCTGACACATAGCGATATTCATCGATAATCACCTCGCCAACAAAGGTGATCTTAAGCTTGTCAGCCGCATCGAAGGCTTCCAAAATCTTGTCGCGGAAACCGCGTTTCTTCGCATCAGCCAGATAGATTTGAACGCTATCCGGCAACCGCGTCGTATTGATCAGATGCGATGACGAAGCCTGCTTAAGCGCCTTGGTCGTGCGAAATAAGCCGCCAATAGCCTCAACCGCGACGATTTCACGTTGCAGTTCAGGATCGCCCACATCGGCATAATCGATACCCTTGACGTAATAATCCGGCTTGATCTCAGCGATAGCGGCAGTTGCATCGCGCGAATCGTACCAAACGACCCGGTCAACGCAGCGCAGTGCCTGTAACGAATGCATGCGCTCAGTAAGTGTAAAATACGGCCGACTTAACCCCTTGCGGACATGATGATCAGGTGTGACCGACACTACCAATTCATCGCCAAGTTCGGCAGCTTCCTGCAAGTGCCGAATATGACCAATATGCAAAAGATCAAAACAGCCGTGGCAAAGAACGATCTTCTTCCCCGACATGCCGTGCATCAGCCGTAAGCCCTCCGCAAATTCAAGATCGTCGTAGGAGGCGTCAGCATCTCACGAAACTTGTCCGCTTCAGGCGGCGGCAACTTCGATAAGATATCCGGCACCGCATCAAGCGCCTTCTGCTTGACCCGCTGGTATCTCTCGTCCTTAACATCAACGAAGGAAAACATTCTGCGCACATTATCGTTGACCCAACGTGATCGGTAATCGATCATCGGCGCGCAGTTGTAATGCATCAGCTTCATCCAATCCGGATCGTTGATCGCTGTGATGATGCGTTGCGCATGTTCACGTCTTTCCAGATAATTCGCGTCGAACCACGTCGCCCACCATGCCGGCTCGCGCATCTCCTGAGTTGGTTCTATCATTCGCAATTCAATTGTCTGGAAAGTCCGCACATCGGCAAATGCAATGCGCCCGACCATCCTCATCAGATCATCCGTCCAATGGTCACAGAACCAATAGGGGAAATATTCCGGCTGGATATAACCGAGAAGATCAGTCATCCGCTTAGTAAAAGAAATGCAGCAACTAAAAGAAGCGTTGCATAGATGACCATAGACAGCACCAATGCCGTCAGGAAATATACTGGCAGCTTGCAGAATTTTTTCATCTGAACCCGGCGTTACCAGCGGATCGTCATCAGCCAAGCATGTGTAGACATCGGCCTCGACTATGAGGGCGCGATTCCACTTGGCTGCGATCGTGTCCTCGCGCGGCCGCACGTCGACCACCAAACGCTGATCCTTGCGCAACTGTGTTTGTTGCAGCGCCTGGACGGTGTTCGTGTCATCTTCATCGACCTGAACCATCAGCATGGTGTCCGGTCGTGATAGACACATCAGATCGCGGCCAATGGTTTCGACAAGCTTTCCTGGCCGACCTCTGGTCGGCAATGAGATCACCAAACGCATGGCATTCCTCTTTTAAGTTATCCGTGCATTGCTGCTGCCAAGTGAATGGATCACTGGAACAGTTGGCACATCTCCCAACTCCAACAGCACGACATCCGGATGGCCCTCACAACGGATGACAATGCGATAGCCAGGAAAATCAAAATCACGCACTAACTCGCACACTTCGTCTTGTGGCGGCGGCTTCTTGGCACCTTCTGTCTTACCGACACGTTCATGTTCGGCCTTATGGTGCGGCGCTTTGGTCATTTGCTGTCATCCGCTGGTTCATAATTTGGCCGCTGCACATCTAAGGCCGGATCGACGGTAATCCGTACATCGCCACCCGTGCCACGGTAGCGTCCGCCCATTTCAAACCCTCCGCGCGCCGCCTGACGCACGTTGGCGCGCCCGCCCATCAGCGCCGCGTCACGATCGCGCATCTGCTGATTGGCTCGACGCTCATGTTCGTCCTTCGCTTCCTGCGTCAACGCCTCCGGACGTTCCATAAGTTGCTGACCACGGATAATGATCGACCCCTTATGACCTTTCGGCATGAAAAACCCATCGTGTCGCGAGGCCGGAACCGGCCGCCAACCGTTCTGATGAAATTCAACGTTCTGCGCCTGAAAGATTTCACTGTTGCCGTAGGTCGAAATTGCATTCCACTGATAGCTCCAGCCGATCGGAATGAATTTCACAGGCACATCGAACGGATCAATGCCTTCTTTGCGCGATCGGGTCAGAATCTCACCGTCGCGGCCCATTACCACGACGTTGCCGGATGAATCGCGCGCCGCCTGACGCACTGTTTCGCGTACTGGCTCCGCAATCTGCTTGCGCGGTCGTCCGCGCCCACGTCGCACCACTGGTTCTTGTTGTTCTTCTGCCATGATCAGGCCTCGTAATTTGCTTTGTCGTACTGTCCCTGCGATTGCAGCTCGCGCTTACGCCGCGCCATCTCTTGCAATCCGATAGGATCGCCCTTTTTGAAGCGTTTGGCCCCGCTAGGGTCGTCGTAATTCCACACCAAAGTGCCATCGGTAGCCGCAGACGCTTCACCTTTGGTCAATCGAACCTCATTCCCGCCGCCCGAAGTGCCACCGGGCGACGGGACGACCGGCGCAACCGGGGAGGACGGTTTGCGCGCCGATGTCACTGAGCCGCCATTCGTCTTTGCTGCTGTTTTCAACCCGATTGTCCTTTCGACATGATCGAAATACTGCGGTGAATCGACTTGCAAACCTTCGCCGATCGCCGACCAATGCGCAGAGGTCAACTTCGCGTTCTTCTGCTTATCTGTGATCCAATCGCGGTGATTACGCAGCCAATTCGCCGAATTCGGTGTCACCGATCCGACCCGATTGATGTAATCTTCGACTGCATCACCAGTCGATAGCTGCTGCGGTGCGGCCGGTTGCTGCTGTGCCTGCGCAAGATGTGCTTCCCAAGCCTGTTTTTGATAGGTGTATTGCTTCAGATCAGTGCGAGCGTCAGCTAAGCGCCGCTGCGCGCCGGCAGCCTTCTTCCAATCACCGGCTTCCATCGCAGCCGTATATTCGTTCTCAGCGGCATCAGATGCAGCCTGCGCATTCTGCAAGCCTTGTTCGATCGCACCGATGCGCGTGTCAGCCACTTCAGCTCGCGCCGTGTGCGCCGCCGCTTCGGCTTGCTGCCGCGCCGAATCGGCCGCGCGGGCGCGTTCTTCAGCGGCCTTGCGATTAGCTTCATCGGTTTTCTGTTGAGCTTGCAGTTCCTCATACTGCTTCTGCAACTCGACAACTGGATCAGCACCAGCATTGCCTTCCGGCTTCGGTTCATCGACCTCTACGGTTACGCCTTCTTCTTCGTCCGCCATCAGTAAATTCTCCACGGATCATCGACCTTGCCGACAATGCTGGTATCCGCGAACAGCCGGATCGGCGCCGCATCCCGCCCATTGTCAGCAACATGAAACAGTTCCAGACCATCTGACGGGCGATAGATCGCCCATTCTCCCGGCTGGACCGAGAAGCCACCGAATTTGTTGACGCTATCGTCTTGAAAGGCGAGGGTTCCGATCTTCAATACAAGGCCGACCTTGCCTTGAAAGCGATCTTCCATCAGCGCTTTATCAACGCGGATAATCCCGCCCCGCGTTGTCTCAGGACGGATATAGGACGCAACCAAGACCTGTTGCGCCGCCACTCCGATACCAGAAAAATCACCTACGGCGCGTAAGACCGCGCCGCGCGGATCTGATCCGCTTTCTTCGGCGATCTGCCGAAGAGTACTCGCTGCCGAAACCAAATTCCCGCCTCATGGGTTTTCCCACCCCCATGCGGCGCACTTCCCTAAGCGTGGGTTAACTCCTCAAACACAGCCTCAATTTCATTAAGCGCAAGCTCCAAGCCGCGGATCATACCAACCCGATATCTCTGATCGGACCAATCGGATGCAAGTTCCAGTTCCTCGCGCAGTTGCTGCCGCAGCTTTGCTATCCGCTGTTTAGCAGTGATGTTGAGCGCCGGGTGATCCAGCGGATAGAAGCTCACCGCTGATGGCTTCAACCGATCAGGCCCGGTCATTACGGCAGCCTGTTTTGGAATTTCTTCGCGCGCGGGACTTTTGCAAGCCGCGCGAGGCCGCCACCGGACCCGACATTATAATCCGGCCCCATCGGCCCTTTCTCCGATCCGATCTTGCCGGCGCCGGCATGATGCGGATGTTCCATCGGATTGCCACGCTCGTGCGTAGGACCGGATGGCGGCTCAAGTCCGCCGGCCATCTTTGCCGCTTTGTATTTCGAGGTATGGTGCGTACCAAGACCGGCTGATTTCACGCCGCCGCCACGCTTGCGCGTAATCACCGGGCCGCGGCCAATATCCTTGCGATCCATCTTTCCTGGCGCATGGTCGACGGGACGCGCACGCACCCCTTCCTGATAGGCCGGACCATCTTGCGGACCAACCCGGCCGCCCTTCTTACGCATCGGCATGCCTGGAGGAAGTCCTGGCGGCGGCAAACCCGGTGGCCGAACAGGTAAGCCACCGGGCGGCGCCATTGCACCGGGTGGCGGCATGCCGGGTGGCGGAACCGCCATCGGTGGACGCATAGGTGGGGGTGGAGCGGCTGGGGGTGGGGTGGGAATCGCCGCTCCACCCGGCAATGGCCCGCCCGCATGAGGACTGACCATTACGTTCACAGTAGTGTGTCCTTTATGCTTAGCGCGACCACCTTTCGCGCGATGCACCGACTTATCGTTGTCGGATGCGCCTTCGAATGGCTTCAAATCATCCTTGCCTAACTGTTCTTTGCGGTCGTGTTCGACCTCACCACCATGCTTGCGGCGAGGTCGATCGGCACGAACCTTAACGCGACCACCTTTGGCTCGATGCACAACTTTGGAGGCGTGCTTACGCACCTTAATCATATCGGTGCCGGCTGCGCTGTGCGAATAACCACCATCACCTAAGCCGCCAGTGATGTGGTGCACTCTACGGTGCTGTACCTTGTGGTCGCGATGTTCGTTATGAGGATGCGCCATTTACTTCTTCCCCGCTGGTTTGGGCGGATGCAGCGCAGTGTGAACGTTTAGCGCGTGTTCCGCCATATCATTTTCCCGATCATGTGCCAACTGTTCTCGATCCTGTCCTAGCTGCGCGGCATTCAAAGCATGTTCGCTCATATCGAACTGCCGATCGTGCTGGAACTGCGCATGATCGAGCGCCAAACCGCCGCGTTCCATGTGCTGTTCGTGCGCTTGCTGATGCGCGTCAAGCATCTGCTGACGCTGTTCGTGCTGCATGTTAGCAGCATCGACCTGACGATCGTGCGCCAATTGAGCTACATCGAGCCGCTGGCCGGCAACATCCATCCGCGCATCATGGGCCTGCTGAGAGGCATCAAGTTGCGCCTGCCGTGCGTTATTCACGTCTTCACGCTGCGTATCGCGCTGATGGATGATCATTTCCTTGCCAAGTTCGGCTGACGCCATATCGCGCTGAGTTTGCAATTTGGCCTGACCCAACTGCACTTGCTGCTGTCCGAGTTGCGCCTTGGTAGTCGCTTCCTGCGCATCGGTCTGCGCTTGCAACATCCTGGCCTGACCAATCAACGGGTCCGGACCCGGCTTCTGGTTCGCATCTGGCGGCATCGGAGGTGGGTCTTGAAGCAGGCCAGCGATATCAACACGAATGATCCGCATCACCCGCGTTAAAAGCTCTTTGATATTGAAAAATGGCGTAAACACTGGCTGGCCGGCTAGCTGCACGAGGCCGAGCGCAATCGCCAAACGATGCAGATGGCTTGGCGTGTTTGGATCTGACCGCGGTGTTAGATGACAGCTTTCCAAAGCCTGAATGAATTTTTGTTCGTCCCAAAAACCTTCCGGACAGACCTTATTGGATTTCCAAAAGTCCTCCGGATACTGACGGAATAGATCAGCAATCAATCCGATCTCTTCAGCTTGCGCCGTATGCATGCCTTTGTGCGAAGCGCTGATGACTTTTGTTGCTTGTTCTATATTCGCCATCATCGTTCCCACGGGAACGTTCTGGATTCCCTCGCCGGCCGGGAGATCCGCAACGCCGCCGACCTCTTTGGCTTGCTGGGTGATCTTATCCATAAGGCTAAGAAGTCCCGGCGTGACATCGCGGTACGGCAAGGGTGCTACGACATGGTTGATAGGTTGGCCTCCCGTTTCGACAGGCTGGAAGACGCCCGGTGAAAGCCGCATGTCGGTAGTGTTTTGCCTGCCGCCGATCTTGGCAATCGTGCCAGACGGGAAATTGGCAAACATCCCGGCATCGAGCGCCTCGCGCCACGCTGCCGTCATCGCCATAGAACAGTTACCCACCACGCCAATCATCCCCGTGCCATAAAAACCGGGACCGGGAATGTATGGGTACTTGACGTACATCTGCTTGCGTTCACATTGTTCGTCATCTTCTTCCCAGTTCCTGCGGATCGCCAGGATCTGTTTGGTTTCTTTCTCCATCGTCATCAGATATGGCAACCGCACGCCTGTGCCTTTGAATTTCTTCGGCGCATATTCCGGCAGATCAAGCTCACACTGACTTTCCCAAATCGTATAAGGCTGATCTTCAGGCCGGGTCGATGGCTGCGTGCCTTGGATTTCTCCGATCTTGCCTTCGACCACATCGATCTGATGATAGGGTGGTGTCAGCCCCGTCACCTCACGATAAGCACCCAGCATTTGCATGCGATGCAAATCGGATTTGCGCATCAGGATTTGATGCGTGATGCGCTCGCACGATTTCAGGTCTTTGACAGTGTCAGACACGATCAGATCGCGCGCATCGACCGATTCCGATACTGGCCGGCGGCGCCGCAAGCAGTAATAGACTTTCTTGAAGCCGCTGCCTTTGAAATGCGTACCCCACAGCAGCATATGCGAGGTGTCGGGATAGTATTCGGTCGCAGTCGTGGTCAGCCAGTAATTGAAATCGCGCTCTAAGGCTTCAGCTAGGTCGTCCTCCTGCACCGCAGCTTCGCCAAAGCCTTGATCGACTTTCACCGGACCTTCGGCCGGCAGAAGCTCGCCCTGTGAATTGGCCCAAGATTTCAGGACCGATTCAAGCAACAGCGGGTTGGTGACTTGGCTTTGGCCTTCCACCGCGGCCGAGCTATCCGCGGAGGTCACCCGCGGTTCTTTCATGTCCAGGCCAAGGAAATCCATGGCCCGATCGACTACGTTCAAATAACCTTTGCGCGATCGATCATCGGCCTCGATCGCTTCAAACATTTCCTCGCCGATCTGGCCCAGCCGCATGCCGTCGAGGCTTTCGGCAAGGTTAGCGTCAAACTTATCCGGCTCATTCTCGGCACGACGGATGGCATTGAACTGTACGACCACGCCGCCGTCCGGCTGATCGCGCTCGACGGTGCCGGATGCGGGATCGACGCGGACCGAATTATCGTCCTCGTCCACCACCACCTGAACGCCAGTCACCGCAGTGCCTAGCCCATCAGCCATTAGGCTGAATCCTTATCCTTTGGGAATTCTTTCACTTCGGCACCAATACCTTCGGCAATGCGTTTCTTGCGCGCAGCATCAGCCCTGATCTCATCGCGTAGCGAGGCAAACGAATAGACCGGAATAGCTCCACCGCGCAACCGTGCGATCTCTTCCAACAACAAACCGACACTGATCAAATTCAACTGATAATTATCACTGCCATCGCTGATGTCGGCATAATGCTGCAAGTTTCGTATCAGCAACTGCGCCTGTTTTTTTCTATCGTCGTCCATGTCACATCTTAAGAACTGGCTGCGTAATACGCTCTAGGATCGTCTTCTTCAGACTATCTAAACCAAGGTTTAGCTCTGCCGCGTTGGTGCCGCCAATCACCGCACCGAACCCCTTCTTCATACAAGCGACGATCGCGACTGAATGAATGTTGCCACGTTCAGCCTCCTCCAGGCATTCGCGCAGCTTGTCCACGCAGTCGCGTTGGTTGTCATTTAGCTGGCCGATGAAGATCGGCTGAGTGTGCGCCACCATCTTACCCCTTAATCGGAATGCGCTCGATCTGCTTAGCTTCTTCCGGTGTCGTGGCTACAGGCATTTGCAGCACTGTCGCGTATTGATCTTCAGCGAGGCGAGTCAACAGAATCTGCGTGCCGTCCGCAAACTCCAGCGCATCGTGATGCGTGTGCGGATTATACGTATTGATCTGACGGAAGATAGCGACTTTGTTGTAGTAGCTTACCTTGCCAGTCCACGTCAGCGCTCGCACCGCAACTGGTTCTTCGAACGCAAGCTCCGTACCGGGAAGCACGCAGACACAGACCTTCGCGTTATCGACGGACGCAAAGCCGGCTGTGCCAGTACCGAAATTTTTGGTGAAGAGCTTGTCGCCGACTTTGGCCGGCCGAGAGGTAACGTTCTGAAGTGAATAGTCGCACATGAGGCCTCTCCTTCTGGCCCCACCCAAATCCCATATATCACTGAATCGTTTCAGAGTGAATTCGGTGACTTGTCCGGTTTCACCGTTATGATCTACCGGCTATCCCAAAAAGCCGGCGAGGAGGACGGAACCGAACCTTGTTGCGGTGAAGGTGAAAGTACACCGCACGCCCGTTGTCACCATCGGCTGCGTATGAGTTGACCCTCCTCTTAAGCTCCGCGCCATGCGCCTTCGCCAGTCTTGATCCATTTGGCGAACAGCTTGCCGGCTTCCGGTTCAGTTATCGTGTCTTTATACTTTGTCTTGTCACCAAGCACACCGTAGTCGAATTCTTGGATCATGCAGTGATCGCGGCCGGGAATTGTGATGTTGACGTGATAACCAGCCCAATCAAATTTCTTAATCCCGGCAAAATGCATTGGCACGATAGTGCCATCCTTACGAACGTGGGGCCGGACGATATGCAAGATACGCTTCCGATGACCACGATCATTCAATTGAATGTCACGATCCTTAAAGAAATATGGCGTGCGCTTCACTTCTAGATTGAATACTGCATGCATGTCCTCGTCATTGGCGACTGACACCCGCAGCATGGCATAATTTGGATACTCGCAATAACGCGCCGCATCGCAGAAACAAGCGGCCAGAAACAACTCAGCCGAGACATGATATTTCTTGGCACAGCGCTGGTAAGTCGGCGGTATCTGCCAACTGCGCCAATAGCCACCATGAAAGTCCAGTTCCTTTAGAAGCCTTATACGCTTGCCATCCTTGGAAACGTGAACCCAGTATTCCTGCGGATAACCGCCGCGCTTAGTAATACCGGGTCGATCCCACCACAGCGTCATGCCATACACATCGCCACCATGCATCGGCTGCACGGTCGGAGGTGGAACCTGATATTTGCGGAAGTACAGAAACTTCGGTCGGTAGTAAGCCCGCTTCAGACTTGTAGTGAACTGCTTTTCCTTACCTTCGGTATAAGGATCGGTGCCATAGGCCACGCAGCCGAACGCCGGCCGGGTCTTGTTGAACCACTCACTCAATTGGGCGTGCTTAAGAATATCAAATTTGCTGTAGCCATCATCTTCGTCATCATCATCGAGCCATTTACTCAGCGAGTACGGTATCAACGTCGCGCCTAATTCCCGGTAGAAACCATAACTGCCAGGATCGCGCCGCTTCATCCGCGCTAGATAGAAAAAGTAGCGCTCTAGCTGATCGAGGATGGTGTCGCGGAAATAGAACTCGCCCAAAAACTCCTGTTCCTTGTACAGGACTTTCTCACCCTCCGGATCGTTCCAGTAGTGGTCGGCGATGACTAAGTCAGCATCCTTCACCCCACTTTCAGCCGCCGGAACTTCAGCCACAGGCCCCGCGGGGAGCTTCAGCGTTGGTGCCGGCGCCGGCTCGCGCGACTCATAAGGCAGCGGCTCCGGTCCCTTCGGCTTGACAAACTTGTCGTGCTTCAGCCGTGCCCGTTCCAAAGCACTGACCCGGCGCCGCTGCGCCCGATTCATCGGCATTTGCGCCAAATGCTTGGCCATGGTTTCGGGGCTGGTCCCATCAAGCGCACCCCCATAGGACAGGTTTGCCATCCCAGGAGGGGTAAACGAGCTTGATTTCGGAGCCTCGTTTACCTGTTTTTCCCGAACAGACCGGGATCGCTTGAAAAACCTCTTAACGGCTTGCCAAAGGCCAGAGATCCACCCCATGGCGACACCCTTACACCGGGTACAGTGCCTTCTGTTTGGGTCGGTGCGTCATCGTTTCCCGATCGGCAAAGGACCGTTCTTCGTCAGATTGCAGCAAGCCGGCATCGCGGGCGAACCGCAACGCCTGCGTCATCGAATCCACTAAGTCGTCGTGTCTATCAAACGGGAATTTGGCGGCTTGCCGAATCACCAGTTCAGCCCAATCATAATTCGGCGACCACACCAGTCCATTGGAAAAAATCGGCTGAATCGCTAACGCGCGCGAGACTTTATCCCCCTTAGTCTTGACCAATTGAACCCCAAATTCATGTATCCCATAACGGTTGCGGATTTCCTGCGCCGCGCTATGTCCCGGCCCCTTATCCTCAATCAATAATCGGTCAACTTTGAACTCGCGGCCGTACAGCCAAGTGCAGCTATCGTACACCCACTCGATCAATCCCCATTTGCCAGACGTGCGCTGTTTCCACATCGAATAAGTTTCAGTCGGCGCCCGCTCGATCCGCTTCGAACTGAACTGCAAATGCTTGGCCCATGCCGCCACCAGCATGATCCCCCGCTTGCCAGTGGTCGTGTCAAAAATTCCCCAAACCGTCAAAGCAGACGGATCGTTCTGTTCATCGTCCGTAAAGGCGCCATCCAAGCTGGCAATCGTGAACGAAAATTCCGGAAACGTCTTGTTGACCGGGTTCCACAATCCCCACCATTCCGGCTGAAAGATCCCCTTGCCGCGAGGAACCGGCGACTGTTCGTATTGCGAGGCCCATGCATACGGCCCAAGCTCATTGCGGGTCCGCGTTATCGCCGCTTCCGAAAACCGATCGAGCCATGCCGGCTCGCCATTGTTGGCGTCAATGTCGTCTTCATCCGCCCGCGGATCGTACCAACCGATCTCGTTCGTTATGACTTTGCCATCATCATCAAACGCACGCGCCGGATCGAACTCCCAAGGCACCATCAAATGGACGTAGTCGAAGTCGTCACCAAGGGCCGTCCCAGAGATGTCGTCTTCGTGCAGGCGCTGCATGATGATGACGATCGCTCCACGATCCAAGTCGTTAAGACGACTGGATACGGACTCACGAAACCATCGCACAGCTTTGGATCTTTCAATGTCGGACTCAGCTTCCAACATGTTATGAGGGTCATCAATGATGACACGATCACCTCTCTCTCCCAACGTCACGCCACCAACCGACGACGCCAGCTTCCAACCCGTCGAGTTGTTCATGACCTTCACAATCTGCGTATTCCTCATGCCGATCGACTTGCCTTCACGCTTGCCTAACTGCGCAGAAGTCTCCAATCCATAAAGCGCTTGATACTTCGGCGACGTGATCAAAGTCCGAAAGCGATCGTTGTCACGCATGGTCAGCAATTGCGAATAAGAAAAAGCCACATAGCGATAATGCGCCAACCCCATCGGACCCCACTCAAACGCGGGCCAAAATACGTCCGTCAACATCGACTTCATAAAACCGGGGGGAACATTAACTAAAAGTCTTTTGATCTCGCCACGAGTCACAGCCTCAAGATGTTCGCACATCGCCCATAACGGCCAGCCATCCACAAACGGTGTCTCAGGCTCGAGCACCGACCAAAAATATCTGACAAATGCAATCAGCCCACCCTGACGCACACCGTTGTCGTCGTACCAGCCATATTGGGTCTGGAGATAACGCGCCTCGCGCCGCTCTGCCTCGGCCTTCGCCGTAAACATGTCAGCTAAAAGTTTGCGCGACTGAAAGTTCACCGCATCACCGTCAACGCAATAACGCCAAGACCAATAAACCAAACACCAAGCACGATCTCAATAATGCCAATGGCAACATAATTCATCGGTCGGTCCAGCCCGACTGCGTGCATGCCGCAAAAATCGAGTTCTTGCCAACCACCTCAGTGTACTCCTTCACCGCCGCCTAACACGCATCCATCGTCGCATACTCCGTCGTCACACAGGCGATCGTGTTCCAGCCGCCCAATACACACATCAACAAAATCACCATCACTTCACCCCCGTCGTCACCACTACCCCAACCGATACCGCCGCTACCGTCGACTGAACCACAACGGTAGCCGCCATCATGGTCGCCGACGTGATCCCAGGATCAGGCGCATTCGGAACCATCGGAGCCATGTTGAAAAACGGATCGTTGTTCGGAACAGCCATCACTTCCTCAATGCCTCGCGCGCTAGCGCCGCTAACATCGCACCCTCCGTCGTGTTCGCCGGCAAATCCCCTTCCGGTGACGCCGCTATCCGCTCTAATGCCGATCGCAGCCGCTCCAGCTCAATCTTCAACTCCACAACCTCATCAAAATACGCCTCCCCATACTCCTTCGCCGTCCGCAGCTCAGCCTGCAAACACTTGATCAGCTCCTTCTGATCATTCACCCGATCCCGTAACGCAGTCGGTACACTCACCATGAAATCGCCCTCCTCAAATAACGGCACCGGCTTCTCCCACAATAACCATGACCCATTCCATGGCCCAGCAACCCACGTCACTTCCCAACCTCCTCATCCAACCAAATCGGCCGCGGACCCCCATTCAGAAAACTCGTGAATTCTAATGCCATCACCAAATTCCCAAACTCCCCTATCTCATAATTCGGCAACTCACGATCATACTGACAAAATATAACCTTCCACCGATTAGCCCCATCAACCTTCATCGTCATGTGCATCACTTCCACTTCCCAGCATCGTCCAACCACCGCGGCCGATCCCCGCCATTCAAAAAACTCGCAAACTCATACGCCATCAACTCATCCGAAAACGTCCTAACCATCACACCAGACACACCCGGCAATTGCAAAATCACCTGCCATTGCAACGACCCCCACACCCTCACCGTGTGCATCACCCAATCTCCTTGTTCACTAACTCTACCTCCTTCAAAATTACCTCCGCCCTCTCCCGCAACGCCTCCACTAACTCCCCACTGCACAACGTCCCTAACGCCACAATCACCATCCCTACATCCGACCGCAACGCCGCTACCTGACGCTTCAAAAAATACATCTCCTCCCCAACCAACTCCGCTAACTCCCCAACCAACCCCGCTAACTCCCCAACCAACTCCGCTAACTCATTTACCTCCTTACCCATCACTCCCCTTCCTCCTTCCAATGCGTTACCGCTATCTGCGCACACGCCAATACTTGCAATACTTCATCCCATGCTTATCCGGTTGTTACCCACTATTCCTCCTGTGCATGGCCAAATCCCCCAAGACGCGTCTGGCTTCTTTACCGGCAACTTCCTCGACGTATTCTCTTGCAACCCACTCAACGAACCGCCTCAAATCATCCCGGTCAGCCTCCATTTCGGCCGCTTGTTTCATCCAGTCATGCAAGCCCTCGTTCTCTACAGCAATTCGTTCCATCCGCGCTAGGTTTGGCAGGCCGCGAAGTCTCGCTAATTCTTTTTCGATAGCGGAAATCTTGTAATCTCTGCTTTCGATTATAGCCCTTAGCTTGTCGATTTCGACTTGCCGTTCCTTGTCAACGTCCCGTTCCGTCAAATAATCAAAGCTCATTTCCCCTCCGTTCTTGCCTAGGTGTTTGTGGGTATTAACCGGATAAGCACGGTTCAAAATATTGTCTCGGCCTTTTCTTCAACGGGTCGCGCCGTTTTTCATCAGGGTGTCGGCGAGATGTTCTTGGGCCTCTATAATCATCCCCGCCTCAATTAGTGCGA